GATTTCTCGCCCATCTCGGTATCGAAATATCAGATCCCACTTCGCTTAAATAACCGTCAGAGCAATACGTAACTTTGGTTCCGTTGCGTCTTGCTTGCCCCTCCGCCCCACGCCACACCGCCCCACCACCCCCAACCACAGGCCGCCCACTTGCCCCTCCCACATAGCACCTCACCCGCCCCCCGCCCGCCCTTCCGCCCAACCCCCGCCAGCGCCTCCCCCTCCGGCATTCCCACTCCCCTCGTGCCCTCCGCCGGCGTGGCTGCCCAGGAGCTGCTCAGGCGCTCACGGCGAGGTGCTGCCGGCCTTGAAAAGCGGCGCCGGTTGGGCCGTGCGCGGCTCTTCAGTGCCCACTGGCCGGCGCTGCAGGAGGGCCTCACAGAAGCGGGCGCGGCAAGGAAGCGCGTCTCGACGGGTCGGGTCAGGCTGGCGGGGCAGAGGCCGGGCCGGGCGGGGCCGGGCCGGGCCGGGCCGGGCCGGCCGGGCCGGGCTGGGCTGGGCTGGGTGGGGTGGACTGGAGTTGCGTTGCGGTGCGTTGGACCAATGGGTGATCGGTTGCTTTCTGGTTAGTGTCGTTTAGTCCGCGGGTTAGCTGGTCGGTTGATCTGCTGGTCCCCTAGGGTTGCTTGGTTGGTGGGCTGGTTGAGGTTGATTGGTCGGCTGGTTGGCTTGGTTCTTTGGTTGGTGGGAGCAATCATAACTGTTTTCTTCGTTCAGTTACATAATGACATAGTAAAGAGAGGGATATGGACACAAAGATTAAGATGATTAAAAAACTTGAACGTCAGATTGCAAAAGAGCTTGAGATTATTAACCTCAGAATTCAAGAGCGAGAAGATAAATTATGTGGTGTTTGTTATGACTGTGAAGCAACATATAAATTAAGTAATTGTGTTCATAAATTATGTGTGAGGTGTGTTCCTTCATGTAATAATATATGTCCATTTTGTCGTCGTCATTATGAGCTAATTAGAACTTATTGGGAAATCAAAAGAGATGTAGAAATTATTGATAGAAATGATATAGAATATCCATCACTTTATGATGCTAATATTCATAGTTATTCATCACTAGTTGATTTATTGAATATGATGGAAAATTTATTGACATGGAACTGTTGCACAATCAAATGTAATAAGAATATGTAATAAAATAAATGCTTTATTGGGTATGTATATATATTATAGAGAAAATGTAATAGATAACATGATTTATAAAAGACAAGAGCAGAGCAAAAGAATTAATACAATATAATGTAAAAAGACATTATGAACATCTACCTAGAATACAACAACAAATTATATTAGTGAAATTGCATAGAATTGATAGTAAAATTTCTGAAATTCTACCAACATACAACCACTAAGAGAAAGTATTGTTAATATATCATAATGTTATATTAACAATATGGAAAAGTTAAGCATCTAATTAATTTCATTTTATTATAATAATTTGATTAAAATAATTTTATTGTTATTCTTATTATTGTAACTATTGAAATGTTTATATAATTCTAGACTGAAATATTTTGATTTATTGTTATTTTGTATCTATGTAAATATTTATTCTTATTGATTTATTATATTATTACAATTTTATTGAATATTTTGATTTTTCATTCATTTTGCTAATATCTTCCCACCACCAACAAGTAAGCACCACATGCATAGTTCCACCTTCGATCTTACAGGTTTCTGCATCGCTTCCTGGAGCAGGGGCAGAGGCACGGGGCGCAGCCACTACAGTAAGGCCCTCTAGGGGCATTTGCATCGTCATGATTAAGCCCGAACGAAGTGCCGAATAATAAGTTCAACAAAGAGAGTATAATAGTGGGTCGCTCAGAAAGCACCGAACCCAAGCCCAACCAACAGCCCAACCCCAAGCCCAACCAATAGCCCAACCAATAGCACATACGGAGTCAATTGAGAGCAATTGGTAACTAAATGTTTTTGGTTCAACGATTCAGTTACGTATTGCTCGGCTCTGCACCCCAAAACCGCCCGCCGCCGGCAGTGGCAGTGGCAATGGCTCCAGGATCGTGGGCCCGCTGTCCAGGTTCCATCTCTTCCGCGACGATGCTCTTGCTGCACTCGAACGCGTCGCCGAATGGTTCCAGCGAACAAACCACAAAGCCTCATCCCCGCCGAAGTCCGCAAAGCCATCCGTCGTGCTCGCATGACCCGGAAGAACTTTACAAGATCATCGAAGACGACAACGTCCTCAGAAGCCTCTTCCATGACATGGGCATAATCACCCGCGATCAAAACGATTAAAACGCCAGCCGTAACTCTCCATCAGCAATACGTAACTGTTCAATATTACTTCGTTCAGTTACGTATTGCTACTCCCCTGACGGGCGTCACCGACGTGTCGGTCTCGGGTTCCGCAACATGCATCGTTGCCACCGGTGGAAGCGTCAAATGCGTCGGCACCGATTGCGTACGGAGAGCGTATACCAGTAAGTGGCGGCGGACCGCAGACGTACTCCAACGCGCCTGGGTCACGATCATGCCCTCGGGGCCGCCAAAGTGAAGACGAGCTTTTTCCAGACCTGTATCATCAAGACTGACGAGTCGTACTGGTGCACGCCGAACTCTGCAACGCCAGCATGGACTGACTGGGTCTCGCGGGTATCAAGGACGCAGACACCTGCCTCGCCAGCAATACGTAACTGGTCGGTGTTCGTTCAGTTACGTATTGCTCTGACTTCACTCAAAATTCGAAACAACCGCCAAATCAGGACGACATCGACCACTCCTTGCCACCGACACACCCCAACACCACCGATACCACCCGGGTCCGATGGCGCAACTACATGGTGAACATTCCACCGCAGCGTCAGGACGCTAGCAGTAGTAGTACACCAACAGCGCCAGCACAGCACTACCCTGGTGATACCACCACCGCCACACAACAGAGACAGCAGGATCACCATACCGCACCACGGCACCCATGGAATGGTAGCGACACCAAATACCACAATCAGAGATACCCAAATTGGCCGCCTCCGCTCGACGACAACACCAATGCAACTCCGGACGCGACCGCAAGGCTGTAGTCACCTTCTACAACTTGTTTGTGGACTTTGTTAAGATGTATCGGGTACCCATCAAAATCTTTGACCACCTACACATCCAGAACCTGGACAGTGCACAGGAACAACTGTACCCCATGGACACACTGACAGACGAACAACTTCGCGACCGGTACAGTGCTGCAATCTATGCACGACTTGAAGAAGAAGGCACCCTAGACCCCGGCGATCCCATGTACCAAGGACTCCTCCAAATGTTCAACTCCACACGAGATGGATACAGCCTTCTCAAGGCCCTCTTGGCAGCAACGTTGGTTGTCGACTCGAAAAACATTGGTATCATCAACACCCCCCCACAGGCAACCCAGGGCACCAATCCTTATGAATATGCCGTGCAGCTTCGGAGTTCTACCGACTGACAATTGCACCACAACCGAACCTACCCACCACAGGAAACAAGCAATGATGTACCTGACAGTAGCATGCAACGTGTCAGCACCTACACACCTGCTGCCACGCAACTTATTCAGGAGTTGGAGTAGATTGCACCTTTTCGCACGTCCACAGTACCCTCAAAGTACATGTTCCCCAGCCTCCCCTTAACGCTCGCAACAAAGCAAGGCCTACTTTGGAGCGGAACACACATGGCGGCACACATAAACATGACACACACAGTACCTGGTAATACTGGACGCGGACGACCCAGTAACAATCCGAGTACTCCTCGAGGTTCTGTACGCCGGGACACCAATGGCCCCGCACCGGAACACCGAAGTAGTAGCCACTGTGGTAGTTCCGGCTCAACCTGGACGCACCAATACGGCCCGCCCAAACACACAGTGCCAGGGCTGCGGCACTTATGGACACGAACTGGGCGACTGCCGATGGCTCCCGCGCACTCTCGCATGCATGGAATTTGCATCGAAGACCCTGACGGTAGGAAAGGACGTCCTCCGCCAGCTATCGCCGCGCACAACACCCCGAAGCCCGCCAAGCCACACGTGACCGAATGATCCGGGTGCTACAGGGGCAAATTGGGCGAAACAGACACCGGTACGAGGACTTAGTTGACCGTATACTCGATGACACCACGGGCACAGACATCTGTCACTGACACATACATGCACGGGTATGAGGAGGCTGACTGACGACAACAAGGAACATGATGACACATACACACCCGCCATCTACCAGACCCTGGAGTCAGCCTGGCCGTGGCAGCCAGGGAACTTCAGCGGTCAGTCCAGCCAGTCCGATTTCCCCCACTGGGTTACGTCCAATTTCCTCGAAAACCGACTACTGACAAGTACGTAGATCACTACCCCACATGCTGACGGCTTCCCACACTGCCTGAGCTGCCTACGACTAGTACGTTACCGCCACCGTATGCAACCACAACCATAACACGAACCACAGTGTCCCAGGATCTTGCGGACACTGGGAGCATCAGGTTAGTGCTACGGGCTTGCCACACATTCTCCATGATTTCACTACACAGACAAAGTTTAAAATCACGGGGTACGACGGCACGCGGAAACCCGCCGATGGACAGGGGTACGCACGTATTCTCAATCGTGCGACAGGCACGATTGACGAAATGCTTTTTGTATATGGACAAGGACATTGAGGGAACAATAATCTCGTTGGAACACCACGCCCGCACAAACCCACAGGATCCATAGATGGAGCCAGGAGGCTACTCCCAGTACGGAATCGGGCTGCGATCATATTCTACGATGATACGGACAAAATCGTGGCCAAGCAAGTACCCTACGACACGACGTCCGGGTCTCTACTACATTCAGGAGTTAGAATTCATCCCCGTCCCGGCACCCGCCAGCTGCAATGCCAATACTCCGGCACAGTGCCAGTACAGCAAATACCACGGCGCCTCGTCCTCACACTGCATCCTTGTACCTGACCGACACGACAATACAACCGTGTCGACTACTAAGCTCCGCACCGTCAGCAGTGGCCGGTACCACAATCACCAGTACCACCACAGACACAGCCGACACATGGTAGCTCCTAGTACTTGTAAGGGACATTACCAGTACTACCGTGCTGTCCGCTATGATACCGTCTGACTACACCGTGGAAATTGACTCCGAGCACTACTCATACTTACTGGGCTCACAAAACTCAACCACTAAATCAGTCCGTTGTACGCTCTCACGCACACTGACATGACACAGCCCCGTAGCCAACCCACTCTGGAACAAGATGTCATTCACTTCCACACGTGGCACCAACGACTGGCTCACTGCTCCGAGTCCAAACTGCGGGCCACACAAAAACATGTGGATGGCATCCCACCTTTCAAACATGGTGCAATCCCTCCGGTGGTCACATGTCGGGCCTGCGACATTGCGAAACTGCGCAAAGCCCCTAGAGGCCCCACGGAACTTGAAGCCCCCCCCAACCTCCAACCAGGACAAATTTTCCAGATGGACATAGGGTTACATCAGGGGCCCGACCAACTTAGAGGCAGCAGTTGACCGGCGCGAGGAGGCCCACACGAAGCTCATTGAAAGCCGTCAAGGGTTCGTATGCTACTTACTGATCATCGACAAGAAAATCGCGCTACATTTGGGTGTTTCCCCTCCGATCGAAATCGATTAAAACCACGCTTATCGACAAGTTCCTTGAGACACACGGGTCCACAGTGTCTGCAAGGGAACGATACATACGAAGCGACGGCGAAGGCTCTCTCGCACTGTCTACACAGTTTCGTCAGACGGTTGCGCAACGAGGCTATACGGTACAGTCTACGGCCACAGACACATCCGCCCAAAACGGAATGGCGGAGCGACCACATAGCACCCTTGGCACGATGGTCCTCGATGCTTGCTGTATTCGGCGGGACTGAACACTGCATTTTGGGCAGACGCACTTGTCTATGCAGCCTACATCTACAACCGCCTCTACCATTCCGGAATCAATGCAGTACCGTACACGGTGTGGACAGGCCAACGAGCTAACCTGCGACACCTACGCGCATTCGGAGGCCCCATGTCACGGTACGAAAAAGCGGCCTGCGACCCACCAAAGCAGATCCACACCACTATCTGGCATCTTCCTACGATTTGGGGCAACGGAGAAAAACATAGTCTACTTTGATATGGTCACGCATCGCGAAAAGATGGCTCGTCACTGCCTTGTTGACGAATTCCACTATGGATCCACGCACCGCCCCTCCGGGGCCCAATTACTACTGGACACCTGCCTGCCGCACGCACATAGATATGGTCGGTGCACAACTACAGCGGACAAGTTGGACATGGGTGCCTATGTGGAAACCAAGGACACTAGCCCCTCTTTAGACGAGGTCAAGACACTACACCACCATGACCAAACCACCTCCACACGAGAACCTATCACTGCTGCGGCGGCCAAACTCTTTGCTCAATGGACAATGAAGAGCGCCGCCTAGAGGAAATCATACACCTCCAAGTTTCGCATGACGCTTATTGGCTAGCGACCCTATCACAGTCGAACTACTTATGAACCGTCTTCCGACCCTCGGCCTCCAGGTGGTGGAGGATACTGACACTCATCGAGTCTGGGTACAGGGTTGTCAAGAAGGCACCATGGCCTACCGTATTCCCCGGTGGCGCTCGACCATACGCCATACAGTAGTTCGCAAACTAAACGGGACTGACATTATGACAAGTCAGCACCTTATCACCCACATCTCCGACCTCCGTGCCAGTGGGTGTAAGGGTCACGATTGAATCGCAAAACTGGAGTCCCGTTCACAAATGAGCAAGACATTCCCCAGCTTCATTTGACCAACTTCGTCACCTCAATCACTACCATGCTCAATCTACAGCACCTACAGACTTCGAACATGTGATTGCTCTAACTCGCACTCAACTAAAGCAACGTGACGATTACGACAAGTAGCACAAAGCCGAATGGCAACAGCACAACAAATATCAGAAACAACAAATGTTCGGTGAGCCATGTCCTCGCACGGCAACGCCACAGTGCTTCCCTTTGTGTGGACTTATGTCATCAAGGAGGATCCGAAATCAGGTGCAGCCATCCTAAAGGCACGAGGCACGTGCAAATGGGGCAAGCCGATCGGCAAGGCAGTCACAATCGCCGAAACATATGCTACTTGTGTGGAACAACCAGCATGTCGCCTATTCTGGAGTTTGGCTGCAAGCACCAACCTAATTGTTATGGGCGCTGATGCTGGCAACGCGTTTGCAGAAGCGCCACCCAGTGGATCCATTCTATATGGCGATTGACGACCAATGCGGTGAATGGATGGTGGACGGACTATCGGAAATTACCGCCTATTCCAGTTGGGTACGTCCTGCCCGTCCAACATGCTACAGGGCCACCCAGAAGCTCCTCGCCTTTGGGAAACGCATCTACACGAGATCCTTTGCAAAATCCTTACACTTTACACCTACAACGCACAGAAATGCTTGTATGTCAGAGCGGGATGGGACAACCAACGCTGGTCTCCAAATGCTCCTACGACAAGTCGACGACTTTGCCATTGCGGCGATCGACCAGGCAACGTGCCAACAAACCATCTTGGGACATTGGTTGCCACCTCACTGTACCACTTTAACGATCTGGGCATCATTCGCAAGTTCAATGGCGTCAATGTCCAGCAAACCCGACAATTTATTAAAATCTCCTGCGAGGACTACATCGTCAAACTCCTTGAACACCCACAACTGGACATCACTCCATGCAGCACACAAGCCATTGCCAATGCGGGACGACTCTATCGTACCAGCGCACCCTGGAAACTGTCACATGCCCATCTACCCCCAAAGACCAAGACCACATACAAACCCAAGCTGGGTTCTCATATCGAGCGGCCATTGGGGAACTCATCTATGCTATGGTGGTGGCACGCCCGACATTCTTTCGCCACAACAAAACTGTCCCAGTATGCAGCCTCCCTGCAATTGAACATCATCAAGACAATAGTAAGTGTTTTGGATGCTACTCGTCAGTTTAGTATTGCCCGAGCGTCTCGCGGATGACGTCGACGGGCATGTTGATGTTGGCCGCGATCTGCGTGAGGGTGGCGTGCAGGAGCTGCTGCTGCGCCAGGAGCTCCTGCGTCGTCTCGATGCTCTTGAAGTGTGCGTAGAGGTTTTGGTACGCGGGGCTCTCCATGATCTCGGTGTGCTTGAGGGCGTGGGGCTCGTGGAGCGTCGTCTTGTTTTGCAGCATGTCTTCGAACCGTGGGACCACATGGAGCCCTGGTCCGATGACTCTGCGCGCCATGTTTACTTGTACTGCTTCATCTTACTCAGCTCGTGGTTCAGGTGCGCCAAGTGCTCGATGACCGCTCGCGAGTTCGTCGGCATGGTGTGGTGCAGCACGCCGCGAAGTCGATCGATCTCGTCCTTCGTGGAGCGGTGGAGCAGCTGCGCCTTCCGCTCCTCGCCGACGCTCTGTAGTCGCTTCACGGCGTCCATCCTGTCGAGGATGGTGATGCGCCGCTTGATGCCAAGCGCCTTAGGCTTCTTCATTTTCTCTTTAGAGTCCCAGGAGATTCTGCATGAGCTGCCGGCGCCTGTGTTTGGTGTCTTCGGCGTGCTGCTTCAAGAGCTGCGCCAGCTGAGCCATGGTGTCCTCCTCAAACGTGACTCTTGCCGGCTCTCGCGGCCCTGGCTCCTTTGACTCCGGCTCCTTCCGCGGTCGCCCTCTTGGCTTTGGGGGCTTCGGCTCCTCCGGCTCCTTCCGCGGTCGCCGCTTTGGCTCTTGTGTCTGCTTTGGCTCTTGCTGACTGCTTTGGCTCCGGCTCCTTCCGCGGTCGCCCTCTTGGCTTCGGTTCCTCCTTCGGCTCCTCCTTCGGTTCCTTTCGCGGTCGTCCTCTTGGTCTCTTTTCGGGCTTTGGTTCCTCCGGCTCCTCCTCGGCTCCGGCTCCTCCTTCGGCTCCGGCTCCTGCTGCTCCGCTCTACCTCGTTTTGGTCTGGCTCCGCCAGCAGCTGCGCCTTCCGCTCCTCGCCGACGCTCTGTAGTCGCTTCACGGCGTCCATCCTGTCGAGGATGGTGATGCGTCGCTTGATGCCAAGCGCCTTGGGCTTCTTCATTTTCTCTTAGAGTCCCAGGAGGGTCTGCATGTGCTGTCGGCGCTTCAGCTTGGTGTCTTCGGCGTGCTGCTTGAGGAGCTGCGCCAGCTGCGCCATGGTGTCCTCCTCAAACGTGACTCTTGCCTCCTGCTTTGGCTCCGCTCGCGGTCGGCTTTGGCTCCTTTGGCTCCTTCGGCGTTGGCTCCGTTCCGCTGCTTTGGCTTTGGCTCCGGCTTTGGCTCCGGCTCCGGCTTTGGCTCCGGCTTTGGCTCCGGCTTTGGCTCCTTCCGCGGTCGCCCTCTTGGCTTCGGCTCCTCCGTCGGTTCCTTTCGCGGTCGCCCTCTTGGTTTCTTTTCGGGCTTTGGTTCCTCCTTCGGCTCCTCCTTCGGCTCCTCCGGCTCCGGCTCCGGCTCCGGCTCTACCTCGTTTTGGTCTGGCTCCGCCATCCATTTATTGGTGACGGAAAAAAACTCAGCGGCCCAGGGAACCCCGGATGCGCTCATACGCGTCGGCGGTAGTTCCGGCCGCGCGGTTGACCATCAGGCCGGAGTGGACGTATTTCGCGAGGGTTCGCGTCTTCTGGATTCGCGTCCAGCACTGGGTGTACGTACTTGGTGTAGAACGGGGTGGCCTTGTCGGCCGCCGCGGACACCGTTCCGATGGCTCGTTTCGCGTGCTGCCACCCCTGTCGTGCCAGCCGACGGGTGGTGTGGAGCGCCATTGTGCTTTATAGTAACAGCGGCGCTAGGAACTTCCCCACGGTGTAGATGCCCTTCCCCACCTGGTAGGCGGTGTGAGCCGCGCTGCCCAGCTGGACGGCTTTCTGCAGAGCGTGTTGGACGGACGGCGGGTGCCACGCCATTTTTCTCTTAGGTCTCCATCGTGTTGAGTGGGACGATGGACAGCTGGATGAAGACGTAGCTCTGGCCGATGGGGAGGGGCTTGCCGTAGGCGTCCGTGAGGTAGAAGCGCATCGTGGGGCCCAGGACGCCGTCTTGGAGGGGTATGATGTCCTGGTCCGCGAGACTGTAGGGCCGATAGGTGATGACGCTCCCCCAGCTCTCGTCGATCTGGACGCAGCCGATCACGTCGCGCATGCCCGAGATCGATAGGGTCATGTTGTCCGACACTGAGCAATGGACGTAGACCTCTCGGATGCCGCTGAGATCGAGGTGGTAGGTCAGGAAGTCGGTGCTGAACGGCCTGGGGCCCCCAGGCGATGTGGTTGGCGGATCCGGAGGTCGCCCGGGATCAGCGTCTGTCCGAGTCGCCTGTACTTCGGCGCGAACCACTCGTCCGCGAGCCACCTCGGGCTGTCCAGTAGGCTCGGGTCGAAGATCATGATGGCCTTGCTGCCCTGGATCCTCACGACGCCCTCGTCTGGGATGTAGGTGCAGGTGGGGGTGTTGCCGGTGGTCGCCGCCCCGAAGCTCAGCGTGCTCTGCAGCTGCGTCGCGAAGTCGGCTCCGGTGTAGGTCCCAGGCGCGATGGTGTTGCAGATGTTGTAGTCGATGAAGGCGCTGGGCTCGTGAATGACGACGGTCCAGTCCCGCTGCCACTGTGGCGTTTCGTTGTGGATGCACCCGACGCTTCTGCTGTCCAGGACGTTGTACGCGGCCCCGCGCCACACGTTCCGCTGCCACGTTGGGTCGGTGATGTCTTGGTACGAGGGGAGGTAGAGCGCGTGGGTGGTGGAGTTCCATTGGATGACCGGCGCGTCGTATTGCGGGGGCCAGCCGTCGCGACCAGATTCGGAATGACATTGTTGATCCGGACGGCCAGGAGCGTGGCCATCTGCGCGGCGGTGTAGGTGCCGGCCGGCAGGGTGGTGATGATCCAGTTTTGCTGTCCGTCGTCCCACCCCCAGTAGAAGCGGTCGTTGACCCCGGTCTGTATGGTGTTCGGAGTGTCCACGCCGTCCACCCGCCAATAGAGTCGGTCGTTGTACCCGGCCATGACGCTCCCGAACACGTTCGGAATGCTGAACTGCCCCAGGACAAGGCCTTGCTCCTTTGGTCGTGGTCACCTGCAAGGGCAGCTCGACGGTGAAATCGTTGGGCGGCCCGATGCCGAACCTCGAGTCGATGTAGAGTTTGCGAATGCTCGCCATGCTTTTGTAAAGGGCCCCGGAAAATGGAGCCGCCGAAAGTCGTCCCTAAGAAGGTCAAGGAGTGGCACACGGAGCAGCCTGAGCACGAGATTCTGCCGAGCATCCCCGCCCGCATGGCTCTCCTCGGGCCCAGCGGGTCCGGCAAGACTTCAGCTCATCCAGGCGATGTGTTGCGACTTCTTCCGTCGGCGGGGCCGGAGCGTCTTCGCTCGGATCTACATCTGGTCGCCCTCGGTGCTCGTAGATACCGTCTGGGAGCCGGTGATCAAGATGTGCAAGACTGAGCTAGGACAAGACAACGACAGGGAGCAGTTCCTGTTCCAATCTTATAAGCCGGACGACCTACAGCGGGTCATTCAGACGCAGAAGGAAGTGATTCGCCGAGCCAAGGAAGCGAAGCTGAAGACGTTGTTCAACATCCTTATCATCGTTGACGATTTCGCAGATCGGCCCGATTTCACTCGGACTGAGACGCTGGTCTGGGAGTTGTTTTTCAGAGGCCGTCACGCCAAGATCAGCACGCTGATTTCGACGCAGAAGTGGAAGGCGATCTCGCCGGCCATTCGGTCGCAGGCGACGGCCCTCTTCGTGTTTCGGCTTCGCTCCCAGATGGAGCTAGACGCTTTCTGCGAGGAGGTGTCGGCTCTTGTCGACAAGAAGACCGTCATGCAGTTTTACCGCGAGGCTACCGAGGAGCCCTACTCGTTTCTGTACGTAAGGCTGGAGGCCAAGAAGCCTGAAGACATCTTTTGGATTCGCTTCGAGCACCGGCTGCTCCTAGAGGATCAGCAAGTAGAAGTCGATGTTGTTCGCCGAGTCAGCAACGGTGCTACGGGCCCTACAGTTTCCGCGGAGTTGCCGATCATGGGACCACGATGCACGACTACACGTCCGGCGGCTGCCGAGATCGCCATCGGTGTGACGTTCGCCCCTGCGGGGTGTGGAGGCGTCATGGTCGCCAGTTTTATACCGCGCTCACCTGCAGAGGTTCTGCCGGTTCGATCGGTGATGAAGTTCGCCTTGCCAGTGGCTGTTGGATGGACGATGCAATGGCCGCCGCTTGGATACGGGATCGCTGCCAGGAGATAACCGTACGCGTGTGATCTTCGTGCACGCGGTACAGCTGTCCGACGATCGTCGATCAATTCCGTAATCACGGTGCAGGAATCCAGGGTGATCATGCTCCAGGGCGACGCTCTTGTAGAAGACGTTGCTGGCGTGATTCCGAAGAGCAGTGTCGTCGGAGGCGCTGTCACTTGTCGGAAGCGCCAGCGTGCCGCCAAATTCCACGCAACCGTGCAGTCATGCCGTCGCCGGTTACCGGTGTAATCCGGTGCTCGTGTCAGTTGATATCCCGCGCAAAGCGGATGTCATCGACCGGATGGATTGCCGTAAGCGGTCGTACGCTCGTGTGCAACGAAGCTGCCGATGTCAGTGTTGCTCGAAGTCAGGACGCCAGGGATTGCCGCATTGCCGGTCCCACCATCCAGAATTATCTTGCTGGCGCCCCGCCCAAGCTGCCGCGCGTCGCTGCCCCACTGGATCTGCTGCCCGTTAGTCGGGGAGAGGCAGGGCGACCGCGCCCGGTAGCCATTTGAGGGTTGACCCTGCGTCGGTGTTGAGCGTAGCTAGGGCCATCCACCTCGAATCAAGGTTGGTCGGTCGTATTGGTTGATGTAATGATCGCGGAAGTTGTTGAGGAATTGAGCGTTCGACGAGGCCGTTGGCAGCACGTAGTACAGCGTCGCGAGATTGTCGCTGTTCGCGCCCAGCGGAATGCCGTCGGCGTCGGCGATCTGCCCAGTGCCAATCGTGCCGCTTGTGGGACATACGAATGTCGTACAGGGAAGAAGTCGCCTTCCCCATCAGGGGGGTGGCAATCACCCGCGCGTCCCATCGGATCTTCACTTGGTTGCTGACGACTTTGACGGTGAGCGTGCCTCCGCCGGACAAGCTGAAATTCTGATAGAGCTGCGTGATCTGGCGTGTTGATATTGCCGGTCGCCGGTCGGGCCAGGGACTGTTGGACCGGGCCGCGGGCCGGTGCTGCCGGCAAGCCCAGATCGCTCCGTCGACTGCCCGGCCGGCGGACCGGTGCTGCCAGCAGGCCAGCAACGCACCGGCCACTCCGAGTCGCTCCGGTCCTGCCGACGCCACCGAGCGCCATCCGCCGGTCGCTCCAGTCGCGCTCCGACGCCCCGACTCCACCGGCCACTCCGGTCGCTCCTGTCGCCGCCGAGGCCACCTGCGATTCCGGTCGCTCCGACTCCACCGGCCACTCCGGTCGCTCCTGTCGCTCCAACGCCACCGACGCCACCAGCCTGCAGTCGCTCCGGTCGCTCCAAGACCACTGCGACGCCGGTCCGACTCCACCGGCCACTCCGGTCGCGCCAGGCCCGATCCGACTCCACCGGCCACTCCGGTCGCTCCGGTCGCTCCAAGACTCCACCCGAGCCGCATGCCCGGTCGCTCCGACCCCACCGATGCCACCGCCTCGGTTGCTCCGGTCGCTCCGAGGCCCACCGACTCCACCGGGCCACTCCGGTCGCTCCGGTCGCTCCGAGCGCCACCGGCAACTGCCGGTCGCTCCGGTCGGACCAGAGGCTCCTGCACTCCGCTCGCCGGTCAGGCCAGAGGGCCCCATCGGACCGGGCCCCACTCCCGTGGGCCCGATGGCGGCGGTGTCGATGAGGGGGTCGAAGACAGTCAAGCGTCTCTGCATTCATTAAATGCGCCTGCATCTGCCGGCCATCCCGCACACGATCACCTCGCCGGAATTCTCGCACTGCGCGTTCACGGGGAAGGTCCTGCGCTTCGCCCCGATGATGCGCAGTCGGGGCTATGAGGTGATCCACTATGGGGTGGAGGGTTGCGGCAGTCTCGGGAGCGACAACGTCGACCTCCTGTCGCGGGAGGAGTGGGAGCAGCTTCGCCTGGAGTCGCACCGCGAGCTTTACCCCGATAGGGAATCGCAGCCCGGGGCTTCGTAGGCGATCTGGCCAACGTAGGCACGCCGCTCTACAAAGAATTCAACCGCCGGCTCCGCGCAGCGCTTCTGGAGCGTTATCGCGAGGGCGACATCGTCTGCTTACCCTTCGGCGAGGCCCACCGGGAGGCCATCGAGGGCCTGGGGCTTCTGGCCGTGGAGTCTGGCATCGGGTACCCTCAGAGCTTCCTGCCCTTTCGGATCTTCGAGTCGCACGCTCAGAAGGCGTGGGTGTGTGGCCGCGAGCAGGTGCCGCCGCACAACTACTGGTTTGTAGTGCCTAACTACTACGACGTTTCGGAGTGGCCCTTCGGAACCCCGACCAAGCCGCTCGTCGGCTACTTCGGTCGCATATGCCACATCAAGGGTCTTGACGTCGTCTGCGAGGTCGCACGGCGCTTTCCGGACGTCGACTTCGTCGTCTGCGGTCAGGGAGAGGACGCATACACGCATCGGAGCCCCAACCTCCGCTATCAGCCGCCACTGCATGGTCGCGACCGGGGTGTTTTCCTGAGTCAGCTCACCTGCCTCCTTACCCCCAGCGTCTACCTGGAGCCCTTCTGTGGGGTCAACGTCGAAGCCCAGCTCTGCGGCACCCCCGTCATCGCCCCGGACGCCGGAGCCTTCGCGGAGACAGTGGAGCATCTCCGGACGGGTCTCCTCTGCCACACCCTGGCAGACTACTGCCTGGGCGTCCGGCTGGCCCTGGAGGGTCGCTTCGATCGGGCCTACGTTCGCGCGAGGGCTCTGCGGTACGACATGTACAACGTCGCTCTCGAGTACGACTACGCTTTCAGGTGCATCGCCGACCTTCGTCGGGAGGGGTGGTACGCCGAGGAGAGTCACTTGAGCGCCACCTCGCTCCCCTTGATCTCGAAGAGCTCCGGGAACTGCTCGAGCAGCGCCGCCATCTGACGCTTCTGATTCAGCCCCGCAAGCTTCGTGGCCTCCCGCCAGTTGCCCAGCCTTGTCGAGCGTCTGGGCCACGCGCCACAGGGCCTCCTGCCGACCCGGCTTGGCCATCAGGTGGCGCCGTGACCTTGTCGGCATACTTCCGCAGCATGCCCCTCGTCTTCTCGTTGGCCGGCTTCACCTGGGCCGTCGGCGAGGCTCGTCGTCGTGCTCGTCGGGGTGGACGGGGAGGAGCTCCTTCAGTCAGGAACATGCTTGCCCTCCTCGTCCTTGGCTCTGCGCCCCGGTCTCGTCGAAGCCCGAGAGGCGGTGGATGCGCTCGGACCAGACGTTCTTGTAGACTCGCCTCCCGAGCTTCGGGCGCCTGCACGAGCGTTCGGAAGGCCCCGGCCCTCTCGAGCTTGGCCCTGCGCTCGTCGATCTCGCCGCTGGTTCTGCGCCACCTCCTGAGCCCCGCGGTAGCGCAGGTCGAAGACGAGCTCCTTCTCGTGCTCCGTCTGGGGCGGCTTGCTCGCGTCCGTCGGCGACGCCCCAAAGAGTCGTCGGTGGGGCGCCTCGTTGTAGCCCCGCACCACCTTGTCCAGCTGCGTCGCCCAGTCGTTCTCCCCGCTCTCCGCGGACTCCTGCGCGAGGGCCCGGCGGATCGTGCTGATGAGGCGGTCGACGGTGCCGATGTCGTTCTTGGACGCCTTGAAGGTGTGCGCGATGTCGTGCTTCCGCATCAGGGCGTCGAAGGCGGGGGCCTTGAAGACCCCGTCGGCGTCCGTGATGAGCTGCGTGGGCGCCTTGTGGCCCTGGCGCTGCGCTTTCGCGAGCACCGCGGCCATCGCGGTCGTCGCGTCCGCCTGCGTGCGCATGAGCTCGGCGAAGGCGTAGCGCGTGAAAACGTCCTGCACCACGTGGAACTGCAACAACATCAGAAACTATTGACATTACGAATACAAATGGTTTAACTACCATTTATTATCCAACATTTGTTGAGGATAGAACAACAGGTCAATATTTAAGAGCAGATGTTGATTTAACTTATAGAACAGATACAAATACACTTACTGTTGGTGGAGGATTTGTAGGAAATCTCACTGGAACTGCAAGAACTGGACTACTTCGATATGCAACCTCAAGTGGTATTGCAACCTACGCCAACTGCAGGAATTGCAGCTTATGCAACTAAGTACAACTGCAACTGCGCTTATGCAACCTCAAACACTTCACTGGTACCAACCTACGCTACTACTCCTAGCGAGCTATAATTCAAGGACTTACAGAACTCCTGATATTAATGTTGGAATAGTTACATCTACAATTTCTATTCCTACACAGTTAAGAACAAGATCTGTTGCAGAAAAAACTACACTTGTTCCTGGAAATACTGTAGCTTGCTTTTCAATACTGGTGGTGGAAATATTGCTCTCTGCACAAGTCCTTCTGGAGATATTACTTTAAATGTAACTGGCATTCCAACGGATAGTACATTTGATAATCACAGTATTTCATTCTCAGTTGTAGTAAATCAGACAGGAACTGCAAGGACTTGTACAGCAATTACACTCAACGGTACTTCCAGAACAATTAAGTGGGCAGGAGGTTCTCTTGCAAATGCATTACTCCGGAGTTTCCACATCAACAGGATTTGATATCTTTACATTTACTGGAATCAATACGGTTGGTTCTGCAAGTACAACTGCAAATTATGCCGTTCTTGGAAGTATAAATGGAGGATTTAACTGATGTCTTTTATTTCTAGAATTAGTTCTCGTTCTCAAGGCGACTCTTCACCAAGAAAAAGGAGAATTGTGCCAGTACGGTAGTTGTGAGCTGGAACTACAATGCGTTCATTATTAAGTGCAAGTGGACAAAGTGCTTATGATGCTGCTGCAACAGATAATTGGTTTTCTGTAAGTTTGAGTGATTATACTGCGGTTGTTTCTGGTTTAACATCTATTACCAAATACGGACTTACTGACGCTCAAGTTGCAGAGAATGGATCTGCTTGGTCTACTGCATTTGCCCAGAGCATTTCCATCAACGATAGGAACAGTTCCTGCAAATACCTATCTGATAGGATTTATATCAAGAAATCAAGGTGGTGGAACTACAACTCCACTTATTTCCACAACTTTTAGAGGAACTTATACTGCAATTTCTAATTCACCTAATGCTCCAACCGGTGGTGCAAGGGGATATTTTTTAAGAAAAGCATCCTCGGCAACTTCAGCAACTAGTTATATTGGACTACTTCCGGTCTGGTGGTAGTTCAGGATCTTTAACAATAACATCATTTAATCCATCAGTAGGTCAACAGGGGGGATATGATAATACTGTTCCCTATTCCACATGGACATCTTGGACTGGTGCATATTTGATTTTTCAAATGATTGGAACATCCAACTCTTCAGTGGTAATCCCTTGACAGTCGGTTTTCCGCATGGTATTATAAATAGGTAAACAAATGTTACGAAATCCTCATATTTCTTAACATTGTTCCTCTACCTAACCGAGACCTATGGGGAGGTTAAACACCAGTCTCTCATGTCCACAGTGGAGGGTGCTGTGGAGTATAATGTATTACCAGTTCCCTGCCTGGATCTTACTTACCCTTTAAAGAACAAATGACTGTTACAATCGCTCACACGTTCAATCAACTACTTCGGCGTGGGATCAATTCTGTAATTGGATTACTTCAACGAACAACCGTCTATATGTTGGTTGGTTCGGAACTCTGATGATTCCTACACTGCTCGCTGCAACTGTATGTTTCATCGTTGCCTTCATTGCTGCACCTCCAGTGGACATTGATGGTATTCGTGAACCCGTTGCTGGTTCACTCATGTACGGAAACAACATCATCTCTGGTGCTGTTGTTCCTTCTGCAACGCTATTGGTCTTCACTTCTATCCCATCTGGGAAGCAGCTAAGTTTGGACGAATGGCTCTATAATGGTGGTCCTTACCAACTTGTTGTCTTCCACTTCCTCATTGGTATCTTCTGCTATATGGGTCGTGAATGGGAACTTTCTTACCGTCTTGGTATGCGTCCTTGGATTTGTGTTGCTTATTCGGCACCTGTTGCTGCTGCTACTGCTGTATTCCTGGTCTATCCTTTCGGTCAAGGTTCTTTCTCTGATGCGTATGCCTCTTGGTATCTCTGGTACTTTCAACTACATGCTTGTGTTCCAGGCAGAGCACAACATCCTGATGCACCCTTTCCATATGCTTGGAGTTGCTGGTGTGTTCGGTGGTTCTCTGTTCAGTGCTATGCACGGTTCTCTGGTTACATCTTCACTGGTTCGTGAAACTACTGAAAATGAATCACAAAACTACGGATACAAGTTCGGTCAAGAAGAAGAAACCTACAACATTGTTGCCGCACACGGGTACTTTGGTCGTCTCATCTTCCAATATGCTTCGTTCAACAATTCTCGTACGTCTGCATTTCTTCCTTGCTGCTTGGCCCGTCGTGGGTATTTGGTTTACCGCTCTTGGTGTATCTACTATGGCGTTCAATCTCAACGGATTCAATTTTAACCAGTAGTATTTTGGATAATCAAGGTCATGTTATTAAAACTTGGGCTGATATCTTGAACTCGTGCTGGACTCGGTTTAGAGGTAATGCACGAAAGAAACGCCCATAACTTTCCTCTGGATCTCGCTGCTGCCGAGTAAGAACTCCTGTCGCCTTGACTGCTCCTGCGATTGGATAATATAAAAAAATATAATCCCCAATTAAGGAACCTTCGGGTTCCTTTTTTATTCGCTGAAATAGTTAAAGTTATGGTATAATAACTTTAATCAACTATAAAACTTATGAGAACCTGCAAAATCTGTAATCAAACAAAACCTCTTACTGATTTTTATCAGACGATAAGAAATGGAAGTCCTTATGGATATCACGGGAAATGTAAGACTTGTTATGTAAAAGCTAACAAGAAATATATGATCCAACTGAAAAAGAGATGAAAATTTAAAAAGAGTTTATGGAATTGGTATTAATGAATATAATGAACTATTAAGACACAACAAAATAATTGTTGTGCTATTTGTGAAGGACACAGATCCAAAAAGGAAGAAAATCTGGAAGAGGTGGTGGTGTTGATGTTTTTTATGTTGATCACGACCATAAAACTGGAAAAGTAAGAGGATTGCTTTGCAATATATGCAATAGGACTATGGGATATGTTGGTGAGAATTCTTCTGTATTAGAAGAAATGATTAAATACCTACAGAGGAACCAAGACTAATGCTCCTCATACTCCTCCTCTTCCAACTCTTCTGGACTTTTCTTTTCATAATGTCAGTCACACAAGACTTATGATATCCTCAGAAACACCATACAAACTTGCAGAAATTATAAGAGATACTTGGGCCAGACTTTACAGACCCACCAAAGTGTTCTATAATAAGAAAAACACAAAGGACAATGGAAACCTTCAAACAAACATCGGATGAACCTTATCTTCGTCATGACTATAAGGTTATTTTTGCAAACGGAAAATCTGTTATCTTTGATAACTATGAAGATGTTCAAAGGACGTGGTTTCAAACACCACATCAACTATTAGGTTATATTGAAGTTCTAGATCATAAAGAAAAGAAACAAAAGTCAAAAGGATTTTAAAATGAAAAAATATAATGAAGAATACTTTTCAGTTCTCAACAAAAATACTGGAAAGAAACTTTTAGATTGTGGTGATGAAATAGATGCTCTTACGATGGTTGCTTTTGATCCTGAGAATAGAACTTATACTCACAACAAGTTTCTGATGGGGCCTGTTGTGGATGTGGAGATTCCAAGGTACTGCCAACTTCTAATCTTTCAGTACCAGTCTATGAAAGAATTCAACAGGAGTATCTTGACTCTATGTACTCAGATACTCCCGAAGATGGAAGTCCACTTGTTCTCTCAGAAGGTCAAGGAGAACCTGTGATTGTGTGAATAAATGATTGAAAATTCAAAAACTTTTTGCATGTTTCCTTGGGTTCACTTGAGTGTTCAACCAGACGGAGAAGTTCTGCCTTGTTGCAACTCTTCTCCTTTGGGATTGTCTCTTAGTGGATCTTCTTTGTATGAGGTTTGGAATTCTCAAAAAATAAAAAATCTTAGACTTAACATGTTGAATAATGTCAAGTCCTCAAATTGTAGGCATTGTTATGCCGTCGAGGATGTTGGTCAAGAATCTCCTAGACAACTTATCAACAGAAAATATAGTCATCATTTTGATATTGTAAAAACAACAAAAAATGACGGAACGGTCAATAAATTAAATGTAGTTTATTGGGATTTTAGATTTAGTAATTTTTGTAACTTCAAGTGTAGAATGTGTGGCCTGTGAAGTAGACTTCTTGGTATGAAGACTATCAAACTTTACTTGGAGTCAATTATAATGGGGGAAAAGTCGAAAAGATTGATGTGTTAAGAGAATTAGATCCTTTATTTGAAAGTGTAGAGGAGATATATTTTGCTGGTGGTGAACCATTAATAATGGATGAACATTATTATATTTTGGATAAATTGATTGAGTTTAAAAAAACTAATATTCCTATAGTTTACAGTCTGCAAATTTAAGTACACTTAAATACAAAGGAAAAAATATTTTTGATATTTGGAAAAACTTTAATAATATAATCATAGGAGTTAGTCTTGATGGACATGCTAAAAGGGGTGAAGTAATCAGAAATGGAATGAAATGGAATACTTTTTTAAAAAACCTAACCCTTATTAAAGAAAATGCCCCCAAGCAAAATATACAATTGGATCTACAGTCCAAGTCATTAAATGGATTTCATATAATGAATACGCAAAGAAAGTTATTTGATTCTGGATTACTAAAAAATGTCGATGACTTTAGATTGCAATTTTTAAATGAACCTAATTTTTTGTCCCTACAAATTTTAGACAATCAAACAAAACAAAAATTGTGTAAAAAAATAAATGATCATATTAAAAATTTTTTAGTTCCTTCCGGATCTTTAATTTCAATTAATGATTATGAAAGTATGATTAATTATATAAACCTTGAAGACGAATCTCATTTAATTCCGATGTTTATAAAATATTGCTCTGCGTTAGATTCGATTAGAAATGAAAACACTTCTAAAATTTTTCCAGAGTTAGGAAACTTGTGGAATAATAAATCTCTGGTTTTACAAAATTAAATTTTCGGTTAATTTTTGTCCTTGAAAATTTCTCCGGTAAAAAATCCTCGCACGATGATTTATAAATATGTTGTCGCGGAATTATTATGCCAAGAAATGCATTGACAAAACAAGAAATGCAAATTAAAGTTTTAAAGTTAAAAAATGATTTATATAATGAGGGGTGTGATTATCAGGAAAACAAATTGCCGAAAAATACTTAAATGAAGTATTATTCATAATAGAACAATATTCTCGTTAAGTTATGACTTTGCCACAACAAGAACATAACTCTCTAATTGCTACTAGAGAGTTTCTTATTGATTTAATGAACGTCAAAAAAATTCCAAGTGTTCCCGAAAAAGTTAGGTTATCTGCCACAGTCTTCTAAAACATTATCCAGAACGTTCCAGAATTGATGAGATTTATTCTGGTAATACTTTTTCTGACTTGGTTCCTTCTTCAAAATCTGATATTACTGAAGAAGAGAAAGAAAATAATCATAAAATTTTTAATAACAATCAAACTTGGGATACTCCTGGATTCAAATGGAAGACTGAAGTTGAATTTGTTCCTGCAAAGTCTTAGGACTTTTTATCGTGAATTAGTTAAACGATACAATGGGTGTTTTGCAGTACTTATTGGGAGTTTGATTCTCTTATTCTCCACTCTTGACAAAATGGGCTAAATAACTTATAATGATTAAGTGTTTAGTGATTTAATATGAAAGTTCCAAATAATTCTGAGTTGATGCACTTACGACTTCAATCTTGGTTAAGAGAACACCGTTGTGATGATATAGAATATCTTGGTGTACGAGAGGGTGAACATTACTATAGAATCGCAGAACATGAAGTACCAGTATCATCTATCGAAGAATTGGAGCAAGTTTCATGACAGAACCGTACATCATTTACGATGCAGAGTCTAAACAAGATAAATGGAATCGTGGATTAGATCTTTTCGTTGAAAGCTGTACATAAACCAGATCATGATCTCAGACAACAAACACATGATCAAAGATGTTACCATGAACTCATGGATGTACGAGAGACTGTGTTGGAATATCTGAAGTCTCTTCGTTGGAACTAAAATGAATCACCAACATTTCTTACTTTTTGTATTTGCAATACTTGCATACTTTATAATTACAGATGACAGTATTGCTAAAGTTTTTTATTATGTCACCAACTTAATAAAAAATCAATACGAAATTAAAAAGTGGCGGCTTTTAAACAATCCTTCAAATCCGATTGTAAAATATTTGATATGGAGGAGATCTCTGAAACCTAAAAGACCTTGAAAAAGAATTTCAAAAAAATGAAAAACCTTCGTAAACTCGAATTGTCTTATGGAGAAATCCGTGAAGGAGATTATGTAAAATTTACCGGATGCACTAGAGAACAAGTTAATTGGGGAAACAACACGGATCCCGAAGACCTTTTAGTTCCTGGTGGAGTTTATTATGTTCAACAAATAATTGTAAAATCCTCTCACACAAAACTGATTCTTCGTGGCGTAGAAGGAAAATTTAATAGTGTTTGTTTTGAACGACTAGGAAATGGCTCTTTTTGAAAAATCTAAAAATAAAATGTTCGAAATATCCAGAACGTAAAACAGTTTTTTCCTTCAAAAGAACGTCCTATTATACATACAATGAGTGGTGTATGTTTATCAAATAAATGAATAACCGTTACGACCGAGATATTATTATGAAATGTAAAGTTCAACTTTATGTTGCTGGTAAAGTTTTCTATGAAGAAGATAGCTGGAGATTATAAAGAGTGCGAGAGAAGTTGCTCTTGCACGAAATCCAAACGCTAAGGTGGTTGTTACAGCCGTATTTTAGTAAAAAATAAAATGACCTACGATGCTGTTTTTGTTTCAGATGTCCATCTCGGAACTACCAGATGTAATGTAAAGAAATTTAATAAATTTCTGAAACAAATAAAAACTAAAAAACTAATTTTTGTCGGAGATATTATTGATATCTACTGCATGGAAAAATACAACACACATTGGAAAAAAGAACATACCGAGTGTGTACATCAAATTATGAACCTTGCTAAAAAAGGTGTTGAGATTATATACATTCCAGGGAATCATGAAGGAATGTTAAGAAGATACTGTTTATTTGAACATAAAAACTTCAAGATGATTGAAGAATATGTATATAAAACAAAAAATGGTGATAAGTATCTTTGCACTCACGGAGATCAACATTCCGAATTTTCTTCTGGATCTTGGAAACAATTAGTATTTAATAAAGGATACGAGTTAATTACACCATTAAGTTTGTTTTTGGAAAAGATTTTTCGTTTTTCATTGGTTTATGCTTTGAAAAATACTATTCGTGGAAAAAGATATATCAATCAATACGAGACTGATCTTGCAAGTTATTGTCGCCAAAAAGGAAATTTCCGAGGGGTAATTTGTGGACACATTCATCATGCAAATATCCGTAAATTTGATAAAATTGAATACATGTGTTGTGGAGATTTTGTAGACACTTGTTCTGCAATTTTGGAAAAAGAAGGAGAGTTCAACCTTAAATTCTATTGACATTTATTTCTTTTTGGTCTATACTCAAAGTACGAAACACTCCACTTAACTCTATGATCGCTCCTACAACGGAAAAGTTTCCATATTCTTCCTTTCCCATTCGTCTTGACCTAAAAGAGGGAAAAGATAATCGAGTTTGTTGGTTTGAGTGTCAGCTCATGTGGATAAGTTTATTTACAAACATAAACTTAAGAAAAAAGATTATACTCTTACAGTTAAGGATAATGTATGAACCGCAAGTTAATGATTATGTGATTTGGAAAAACGACATTGAAGGTTGGGTGTATTTTAAGGATAAAGAATATATTACGATTGAACTGTTTGTTCGACGTAAAAATGATGTTAATTATAGGGATTGTTCAATTCATGCTAACGAACGTTTATTAGTATTGTGTTATAATAGTCAATGGAAAGAACTCATCTATGTAAAATCAAGACCATCAATTTATGATGAAGAAAAAGAAAAATCTCTGGGGGAATCCATTGTGGAGGATGTGGGCAAAATCACTTGGAGAGAAGCCTCGCAAAATGATAGAGAGTCCGATCATGTTGCTCAAATAAGAACATTAATATTTTTCACATATTTAATTACGAATTGTTTTATCGTAGCTGGAGTCATTAAACATTGGAATGATCCTGCTCCATCAATTTATATTGAAATTAAAGATAAATCACAATTGACAGAACTTTAATATAAAATATCTAATGAAATTTCAGAATTGGTTGAACTCCTTAAACTTAAAGAATTACACGCAAACAAGCCGCATCCAGCACTTGACCCAACGACTCCATGGTATGACTGGTTATGTTACTGTGAAATATGTGAAAGTCTAGGGTCCTATACCAGGACAACCCTCACTTCGTAGATTTATGGCGTATCGAAAATTTCTTAAAGAAGTTGGCATTCTGTGAGTTATGAGTAAAAAAGTACTTATTACCTGGCGGTGCAGGATTTATTGCACATCATTTGATTAGTTATCTCCTAACTCACACTGATTGGGACATCGTTTCCCTTGACCGTCTTGATTATAGTGGTAACTTAAATCGTCTTGATGAGATAATGATGTCTTTTGATTTACAAGTTCGTAGACGTGTAAAAATAGTTTATCATGATCTTAAATCCGAACTAAATTCTTTAGTTTGTAGTCAAATCGGTACAGTTAATTACATTCTTCATCTTGCGGCTGGTTCTCATGTGGATCGAAGTATTAAGTATCCTATGGAATTTGTAATGGATAATGTTGTGGGAACATGTAACATTCTTGAGTTTGCAAGAACCCAGAAAGACAATTTAGAAAGATTTATTTACTTCAGTACGGATGAAGTGTTTGTCACTTCCTCATGGAATCAAATACAAAGAGAATGATCGATATAATTCAACAAATCCTTATAGTGCAAGTAAGCTGGTGGAGAAGACTGCGGGTTGCTTACGAAAATACCTACGGTCTTCCCATCTATATTACTCACACGATGAATGTCTTTGGTGAACGCCAACATCCCGAAAAATATATCCCAATGTGCATTCGGAAGATTCGGGATGGAGAATCTATTATGATTCACAGTGATGCAACCAAAACTATTCCTGGATCAAGACACTACATTCATGCAGAAGATGTTGCATCTAGTGTTTTATTTTTATTAAATTACTCGGGCAAGTTTAAAATAACGTATGGAGATATTAGGTGCCCTAAATTTAACATTATTGGTGCAGAAGAATTAAACAATCTTGAACTTGCACAAATTATTGCTCAAGTTCAAAAGAAAGAATTAAAATATGAATTGGTTGACTTTCATTCTCTGAGCCTGGGCATGACTTGCGTTATGCTTTGAATAGTGATAAAATGAAACAGATGGGACTGGAAACCTGCAAAATCTGTACGAGAGAGAATTGCAGAAGTTGTTGAGTGGTCTCTTAAAAATAATCATTGGATTTTATATTAAGTTAAAAAATTATGATTGATCCGTATTGGTTCCATAAAAAATGGGGAATTAAAATTAAAGAAGAAATCCCGATGGATGATGTTTATAATCGTCTATCACAATTAGAAATTGTTGTTAAAGATCTTCAAGAAAGATATTATGCGGCACTTTTAGATATTAAAAGATTAGAAGAAGAAAACATTTCTATTACAAATGAACTTTATCGTCTTGAAAACTCTCTGGAATGCTCGTATAGATATTCTTGCTGAACATTGTAGGATTAATTATATTGACTTATAAATATTCTAAAAGCAAGTAATATCCCACCATAAACTATGGCTGAGTTGACTGCAAATGGTATTACGTTTAGTGATTTAACTCAATTAAATTCAAGAAGAGGAATTTTTCCACAAAGTACAGCTTGGATTTTTTATCAGTCCTCAGCACCCATTGGATGGACTCAAAATACAACTCAAAATAATAAAGCACTTAGAGTGGTATCAGGAAGCAGTGGCGGATCTGCCTGGAACAAATTCTTTTACAACTACTATGAGCACGTTGAGTGTTGCTGATGGAACATTAGCTTCTTCTGATGCTACTGGTGGAACTACATTAACGACTCCTCAACTTCCTAGTCACACTCATCCTAGTAATGGTGTAGCTTATGGAACGAAGTTCCTGCCAATTTCAATCCTGATGGCGGATTTACTGGATGGAATGGTGGAGACGTGGTTCGTACCTGGTGGGTGGACTAGAAATTCTCCCGTAACTGGATCTGAAGGATCTAATGGTTCACATTTACATTCCGGTTTCTGTTTCTGGATCTGTTCCAACACAAACTCTCAATATTGCAGTCCAATATGTAGATGTAATTGTCTGTACTTTTGATGGATAAATACTTTAGATAAAATCTGTAGTTTACATCATATAAAATGGCTGAAATTAACATCAGCAGGAGTGACTTTTGGTGACTCAACGGTTTTAAATTCAAAGTATGGTATTGTTCCACAAAGTTCGGTGTCTATATTTTTTCAAGCAAGCTGCTCCTACTGGATGGACAAAATCTACAACGCATGATGACAAGACTCTTAGAGTTGTTAATGGAACGGGCGGCGGATCTGGAGGCACGTCTTCTTTTACTACAGTATTTCCAAACTCATTTAGAACAATAACAGCAGCGTCTGTACCAATGACGGGAACTGTTGGTAATACTACTCTAACTACTTCACAAATACCAGTCATAGTCATCCTAATGGTGGATTTGTCGGACTGTCTCCAGGCGGAGGTGATGTTGGCTGGTCCAGGTTCGTCAAGAAGTTTTCCGGCTACCAGGAGCCTGCTGGTGGCGGTGAGCTGCATAGTCACCCTTGGTCTGGAACAGTCCGCATTTTCTGCAAATGTTGATTTAAGAGTTCAATACATAGATGTTATTGTTTGTAGTTTTAATTAATTTGTGATATAATGTGAAAAATACTTTGTTAATATGAAAAAAAACGAATCTGGTAATTTTTGCCCCTTATTAGAAAAGATTGCGTAGAACATAAGTGTTCTTGGTACATGCATGTGAGGGGAATGAATCCAAATACTGGGCAAGAGGTAGATCATTGGTCATGTGCTGTGACCTGGATGCCCATGTTAACGATTGAAAATTCTCAACAACAAAGACAAACTGGTGCAGCTGTTGAATCTTTTAGAAATGAAGTGGTAAAATCTAATAATGAAAACAGACAACTATATATTGATATGATTCAACAAAATGGCATTTTTACCAGTAAATGTAACTTCTTTAACTAGTACGCACACATTACCAGAAAACTCGGGAGAATAAATCATGAGGTTGACAATTATCCCCTCAGATAATACCATTTACATGGAGGGAGTTGGTTATAGTCATATGGATCTCGATTGGGTTCCTGATATTGATGGAAAAAAAGTTCACGCAGTTCAATGGATTGATGATAGTGGTGAAGTAGAGTTTGTTGGCCCTTATGAAAATTTAAAAATTGGTGAGTTAGGCATCTTTGAAAAGGCTATCGATTTATGGAATGAAAAAAAAGAAGAGGAAGATGCTTTATGAAACAACAACTAGAACTAGAAAAAACGCAAAAAAGAAGAGGAAGAACGTTTGAAATCCCAGTTTGTTTATTTTGATGAAATTGAAGAGGATTATGGATTATATCTTGATCACCTTGCAGCTCAATGAAGAAATTGAAACTCCTAATATTCCTCCGACGCCAACACATATTCCTCCAGTCGAATCCTTAACATATGCTGAAGAGAACAAAAATAAGGAAGAAGAAGATGAAGATGAAGATTTATTCTATGATATTGAAGAACTTTTAAGAGAAATTTAATAATAAGTTATTGATTTATATAATATGAACAAACAATTAATTGAAAATAATTATATCATACTGCCAAATTTTATTTCAAAAGAAAGATCCATAGATCTTTCCGCAGAGTTTTTAAGTCATTGTGAAAAAAATAATGTAGATGGAGATTCACAGGCTCCAAATTCTTATTCTACTTATAATTATATTTCATTTTTGGAATTACTTTGTGAAAAAACTCCAGAAATTTCTTCTTTAATCGAAGAAACTGTTTTACCAACTTATGTTTATTCCAGAGTATATAAAAATGGAAGTGAACTATTGGCTCATACCGATAGAGATGCTTGTGAAATATCAGTAACTTTACATCTAGATGGAGATTCTAGTTGGCCTATATGGATAGAAACTCCGTCTGGAGAGAAACGTTGCGTTAAATTGAATCCTGGTGATGCCATGATTTACTTGGGTAGGAATGCAGTTCATTGGAGAGGGCCCTACCAGGGAAAAAATTATACTCAGGTCTTTTTACACTATGTCAGAAGTCGGGGAGATTGTTCTTATACATATTTTGATAAACTAAATGAGACGGAGAAACCTATAACTGACAATACTGATATTAAACAGATCATTACTGAAACAAAAACAACTTCACCAAGAAGTAAAAAATCTTTAGAAGATTATATTTTTACATTAGATAATGTTGTTTCAGAGGAATTGTGCAATAGAATTATTGAAGAGTATCGAGACTGTAGTTTTTGGTCTCCAACCACGGTAGGATCTGGAAATCTTAACCATGAAATTAGAAATTGTGATACCATCAACATCTCTGAAAGTGTGGTTCTTGAAAAAAATTTTGATGTTAGAAAAAAAATAGATGAAGATTTCTATGTTTGTGCCTCAGAGTCGATAAATGAATATCGAAAATTATTTCCCAATGTCAGCTCAGAAATTGATACTGGATATGGTTTGTTGAGATATAGAGAGGGCCAGTTTTATGTACAACATACCGATTCATTTAAAAATCAACAAAGATCTGTAAGTTGTTCTTTTCTTTTAAATGATGATTACGAAGGCGGTGAGTTCGCATTTTTCGATCGAGAAATTATAATAAGTGGATCGAAAGGATCTATTATCATGTTTCCATCTAACTTCATGTATCCACATGAAATCATGCCTGTAACCTCTGGGACACGATATTCAATTATTACATGGTATGTCTAATAAACTCAAAGGAATTCCAAGTATCTACTATCTGAATCTAGATTTTGACGTAGATAGAAGAAAATACATGGAGAAACAATTTGAAAAATGGAATTTGACCAACGTAACAAGATTTTCTGGATCAAATTATTTGGTAGAAAATTATGACGACTGGAAAGAAATATTGCACTACCCTCAAATAATTGTTGAAGAGAGTCATCGACTTGCGGCTCGATCACTCTCTACTCTTGAAATGATTCGTTATTGGTTAGAAACCACTGATGAGAAACACTTAATTTTATTTGAAGACGATTACGATTTGGATCTAATCGAATATTGGCATTTTGATTGGGAATATTTAATCAAAAACATTCCTTATGATTGGGATTGCATTCAATTGGGATTTGAATCTACAAAATATATTCGGTTTTTTCTTCATCCTAAAGACAAAACAAGTGCTTATGGGCCAATTTTAATTAATAGACATTTTGCTCAAAAGTTAATTAATTTGCATTATATAAAAGAAAAATACTTATTGGTTCGTAAGTATGGTGCATATCCACTTAACAAAGGACATCGAGTAGTTTCATTGGACACTTTTATTTGTTTTTTGGGAGTTACATATCAACTACCTTTAATAACTCAAAATCCACATTTGGACAAAGTTCCAAAAGAACATCATTTTATTTGTAGAGATATATACTATGATTGGTGGCAAAATAAAAGAGATAATTTTTCTTTAGAAGACTTTTTTTCTTATGGAAAGAAAAATGATTATGAAATGGTCGAAAGGGTAAATTTCCAATGATAATTAATTCCAAATTAGATGGACTTCCTCCAATCTATTATTTTAATCTAAATCATAGAACAGATCGTAGAGAATATCTTGAAACACAATTTTTGAATCATGGTATAACAAATTATCATAGAGTTGATTCTTCTAGATATTCTGTGGATAACTACGATGATTGGAAATCGGAAGTTTTAATCGACAAACTTAGAACTCAAGTGTGGTTTCTCGCTACCTTAGTTGATAGAATTCATGGTATAATTGATTGGTATGACTCTAATGTCTCTGAAACTTGTCTAATAGTTGAAGATGATATTTCCTTAGACACTGTTAAGTATTGGAATTTTGATTGGCCAACATTCATTGATCATTTGCCATGTAATTGGGAGTGCGTACAACTCCACATTATTGGAGAACAATTTATTAAAATGAATTTGTCTAAATGGACTCGGAATAACCATTCTACGGGTTGTATACTCATTAACAGATCTTATGCACAAAAATTAATCAAACTTCATTACACAAATAATCAATTTAAATTGTATTCTAATTATGGATATACAGAAAATTGGCCAGAATATCACTATCAGTCTGTAGATTTTGTTTTATATCAAGTAGGAATAACATATTCAATTCCAATTTTTACCACTAATTATAATTTTATAAGTGATGGATTTAGAAATGGAAAAATAAATCACATGGCTAAAAATTGTGATCTTTTAGTTTTTGATTGGTGGAAAAATAAATGTCAAAATTATACTTTGGATGATATTTTTTATTTAAATTCAATAAAACAAAAAGAATTAATTATAGAAGTACATCATGAATTTGAGAGATAAACTGAAGGGACTTCCTCCTATCATTTTAGCAACAATTGATGAGAGGCCTGATAAACAAGAATATACTGAAATTCAATACGATTATTGGGGAATTAAAAATTACACCAAAGTATCGGGGTCGAAGTATCAACTTTCAACATATGAAGAGTGGAAAGATCTGGTTATTTTAAATTCATTTGAAGACTATCATAGAAGAAACTTTCATATTGCTGAAATTTCTATCACTCTTTCTCATCTAATTAACATTAAAAATTGGTTAGAAACAACCAATGATCCATATGTTATCATCATGGAAGATGATTACGATCTTAGTTTTATTGATTATTGGCATTTTGATTGGGAATATCTAATGAATCACATTCCATACGATTGGGACTGTATTCAAATGACTTTTGAGAATGAAGAATGTTGTCCCTGTTTTTTGCATCCAATTATGTATGGACATGATACTGGTGCTTCTTTGATCAATAGAAGATATGCAGAAAAAATAATAAGTCTTCACTATAAAGATGGTAAGTTTGACCTTTCTCAAAAAATTTGTAACTATAAATGGTCTAGTCAAGCAATTGGTAAATATGAGGGGTTGGGAATGCCAAATTTTACCACCGATTATTTTCTTGGACATAATGGCAAAACATATTGTATACCATTATTTTCTGTAAATGCAAGTCTTGGTAGTTGGCTCAAAATGTTTGTAGAAAAGAGGAGAGGACAGACCTAGCATTCTCTTATAAACTGCAAAAAATGGTGGAAAGAACTCCGAGACCAATATACTTTGGAAGACTTCTTTACTTATGGCAAGTCAAATGATAGAATAATTTTACCAGGAGAATTTGAAGATGTTTGAGTACGTTACTGAGTTTGAATCTCAAATTGCAGAGTTTTTTGGAGCTCCACATGCAATGGCTACTGATTCGTGTACTCATGCACTTGAACTTTGTCTGAGATACACTCACGAAGATTATATTACAATTCCTAAGAGGACTTATGTTTCAGTTCCAATGACTTGTATGAAACTTAAGTTGGAATGGAGTTGGAGAGAAGAAGAGTGGTCGGATTACTACTATTTGGGAGGTACAAATATCATTGATGCTGCCGTTCTTTGGGGTGAGAACACATATATTCCTGGAACATTCATGTGTTTAAGTTTTCAGTTTAAGAAACATTTGAATCTCGGAAGAGGTGGTGCGATCTTGTTGCAAAATAAAGAGGATTATGATACACTTAAAAAAATGTCATATGATGGTCGTGATCCCAGTCGTCCATGGGCTGAACAGGACATAACTACTATGGGGTATCATTATTACATGACTCCCGAGGTGGCCAAAACCGGTATTGAATTACTGAAATGAGCGGAAAAAAACTCCTGGTAAAAATGGAGCCACAGGGATTACCCCGATTTAACACAGATGTCAGTATTTAAATGATTAGTCATATCAAACCTAATTGGAATATTGTAGATTTTTATGATCTTGACTATATTTTTAGCAACTCATAAAGATGAGGAGTTGGTGAATCAATATCTAAATTCAGGTCATAATAAGGAAAAACTCTCGATTTATAAGTACCAGTTACCCAACCCTATGCCCAAATGTGTGGATGAACATATTATTCCTCACTTTGATTTTTGGGATAAAGTTGCGTGTGCAGTAAACTATTTTAAACCTGGTCAATATTTGCCTCTTCACACGGATTTATATGGTAAGTATGTGGAAATAAATGATGTAGATTCTGATAAAGTGATGAGATGTATGGTTATGTTGGAGGATAGTTCTCCGGGACAAATTTTGCAAATTAAAGATACTGCACACTGTACTTGGAGAGTGGAGATTGTTTTTATTGGAAGTATGACGAAATACATGCATTTTATAACTTTAGTATGAAAGACCGATATGCGATTCAAGTTACTGGGGTTTTGAAATGAAAAGTCAGAATGAGTGGGATAAATTAAAAAAGGTAATCGTAGGTGTTGCAGATTATGCAAGAGTTCCTGAAGTTGATCTGAGTGTTCGTACAATCAATTATGCAGACAGAAGTGATATTTCCGATGTTCCCGTAGGATTGTATCCCCAACAGGTTATAGACGAAGCCAACGAGGATTTAGAGAATTTTGTTAAATTTCTGTTGGGTGAAGGTGTAGAAGTTGTAAGACCAAAGAGAACTCCTACCGATTATTACAATTTTTGTCCCAGAGATGTAATTTTTACTCATAAGGATCTTACTATTGCAACTCCAATGCCTTTGGAGTGCAGAAAAGATGCATGGAAACCTCTAATTGATCGTTTAAACACTACTATCATTGTTCCTTGCAAACATCAGGAAGAACTTTACAATGAGAATTGTGTAGGAGACAAAGATACTCTTGCATTGACCTGAGATTACTCCTGCTTTTGATGCAGTCAATATCATTCGTGCAAATGATGATATTTTGTATCTTGTATCGAATAGTGGAAATATTGCAGGAGTTCGATTTACTGCAAGAAATGCTTGGAGATCGTGCAAAAGTACATCTTCTTGAGGGTGTTTATAGTTATATGCACATTGATACCACGATTGCATTTCTTCGTGAAGGTTTAATGTTGTTAAATCCGGGAAGAATTAAGTCTGTTGATGTTCTTCCAGAACCTTTTAGGAACTGGGATGTGGTTTGGTGTCCAGAACCCGTGGATATTGGTTATTTTCCAGGTTACAACCATGCCTCAGAATGGTGTAACATGAATCTTTTTAGTGTGAATCCAAATTTAGTTGCTTTAGAGGAAAGACAAGAACCTACTCGAAAAGAACTGGAAAAACATGGAATAGAGTGTGTAATGCTTCCTATGAGATATTCAAGAACTTTAAGTGGTTGTTTTCACTGTGTTACATTGGATCTTGAAAGAGAATAATGGACTTAGAAAATAAACTCAAAGGTCTTCCTCCAATATATTATATCAATCTAGAACATAGGACTGATAGAAGAGGATCGATGGAATCCCAATTTAATTATTGGGCATAACAAATTACCATAGAGTTAATGCTTCTAAGTATCATGTTTCCAAGTACGATGAGTGGAAAGATGTAGTGGTGGAAAAGGAAATTTTGGAATCCTTATCGGTAATGTCGGTTGCACTGAATAATATAGAAACCATTATAAATTGGTACGATACTCATCCATCTGAAACATGTTTAATGATGGAAGATGATCTATCATTAGTTAGATATAAAGTATTGGAATTTTGATTGGACTTATTTTGAGAATAACTTACCAGAAAATTGGGAATGTATTCAACTTTATTTTTGTAGTGCATATTCTGAAGATGGATTATCTATTCCCATGTTTTTACATAAACGAAGAAAATTGTCTGGATCTGGAGCTGCATACTTAATCAATCGTTCATATGCCAAAAAACTGAAAGACTTATTGTATCGTGATGGTAAATATAGATTAACTTTTAGGGATAATTCATATCATATGAAACACAGTAAAGTAGAAATAGCTGCATGATGCAAATTTATTTGATATTGGAATTACGTATTCAATACCTCTTTTCAGTCTTAATACGAGTCTAAACGGAGACAATCTTATCAACAATAATAAAATGTATCCTATGGATGTAATTTGTAGTAGACTAATAGAAGAGTGGTGGAAAAATCATCATTATAAATTTTTATTGGAAGATTTCTTCACTTATGATAAACCAAATGATAAAGAAATGATTATGAAAATGCCTCTCAAGGATATAAAAGAATTTTTGGAAAAATGGTAATATTAAGTGTTCATCTGGGGCATAATTCTTCGATATGTGTTCTGGAGAATGGTAGTGTAAAAAAATATTTTTTAATTGAAAGATTTACTAGAAAAAAGCATGATTACGACAAAAATTCAATTTTACATCTAATAAAACAAATTTGTAGTGAGTTAGAAGAATCTCTTGATATAATTTGTGTATCTAATTTTAACCCTCCCCAGGGAGATAAGTTTATAACGACAATTTTTGAAGAATGTAAAAAATATAATTCAAATGTAAAGTTAGTATTACAACAAGATCATCATTTAAATCATGCTTCTCTCGCTTTTTGCAATAGTAAATTTGATGAGAGTTTGGTCATCGTAGCTGATGGGTCTGGATCGGAAATAAAAGATAACTTGGTGGAAGTGGAGAGTGTTTTTGTATTTAATCGTCAAAAAAATACATTGATTTATAAAAACGCTGTAGAATCATTTTCATCTTTTGATTTTCCTTGGGTAAAGTTGGGGTGGGTGGATTGTATGATATGGCTTTGAGTATTAATTGGAAACACCCCAGATGATTGTGGAAAAGCAATGGGACTATCATCTTATGGATCTTCAAATGAATTGTTTCAAAATTTACTTTTACAAACAAAATCCAAATATAAAACCCATTGAAAAGGTAAAAGTTGATAATTATCAACTATATGCCGACTTTTGTTATGAAGTCCAACAACAAACACAAAAATCAATTGGCGATTTAATACAAGACTCGATAGAAAAAACAGGAATTAAAAAAGTATGTATCTCTGGTGGTTACGGTATGAATATCGTTGCAAATTACTATTACTTGCAAAGATTTCCTGATATAGAGTTTTATTTTGAACCACTATGTAATGATAATGGAGTAAGTATAGGTGCTGCAATTAATTCTTATATTGAATTGACTGGAAAATCTCCCAATTCGATTGAAACAACTTTCTTTCATGGATTCAATTACGACGTTTCTTCGTATAAAGGAATTATGTTATCTGTGCAAGATGTTGCCAAGTTATTAAATCAAAATAAGTCGGTTGCAGTTTATAGTGGTCTTGCAGAAGCTGGTCAAAGAAGCACTTGGAAATCGTTCCATCCTTTTTAATGCACTAAATCCAAGATGCAAAAGAAATTGTAAATCAAATTAAAAAAGGGAATGGTATAGACCTTTTGCTTGTGTAGTATTGGAAGAGGATGCTAATATTTACTTTGATATGGGTAGAATTGAATCGAGTCCACATATGACAATATGTTTCCCAGTAACAGAAAAGTATGTTAAAATGTTACCTGGAATAACTCACATCGACAATACATGTAGAATTCAAACGATATCGAAAATAGATGGTTATTTACATGAGCTTTGTCTGAAGTTTAAAAAATTGTCTGGGTATGGAATACTTTTAAACACCAGTTTTAATTTGTCAGTAGACCAACCTCTAGTGGAAACTCCGGTAGGATGCACTTAACACTCTAAATAATTCACATCTGAGATTATCTTTGGTTTGAAAAAACTCATCAATTACTTAGTAAATAAATGAAAAAAACAAAAATACATGAATCTGGCTTAAACATTATTCAAAATCCAGATGGTTCTTTTGCTTTTGAGTGGGATCCAAAAGACGAAAGGTGGTCATGGATGAATGGCTTGACAGATGATGAAGTTAAGTGTATAATTGAGTGTCACTTGAAAATTGTGAAGATGCCAGTTGAGTATCAAAAATATGGAAGCGATCAAAATCTTCTTGATTTAATCGAAGAACTTCAAGAGAAATATCAAGGTGCTCTGGAAGATATTAAAAGACTGGAAGAAGAAAATATAGAAAACACAAATCTCATCTATGAACTGATGGAAAATGTAGGCACTGGACTGCTCGTATTGACATCCTGCAGAACCCTATACTATGAGTCAATTCTCTTTGGATAAATGACAACACCCAAAAACAGCTAAAAGAAGAGTTTTTGTATCCAATGCCTCCAATCAATCCAGATGCAAATATGAGTTTTCTGGATATTGCAACAATCAACAATCTCAATAACTTCTCACATCACGTCTCCTACTTGACGAAGATGGAATCGGTGGTAAGATGAGTTCCTGAAGATGCCTATACGGAGATTAAAAAACTCTATAAGGAATGAAACAATCACACAAATCATTGAAAGGTTCTTGGTTTTAATTATGCCTGTTAAGTATCAAAATGTATGGAACACGATGAATGAACTGGAAACAGTGACTTCAAAGATTTGTTCTGCCCGTGAAATCTTGGATTGTGCGATTGATGCACACCAAGAACACAAACATGAAAAGGTAGAACATCTTCTTAATGCAGTTGATGAATTCCTTCAGTATTACCTTGCAGAGTTTGATGAAAAGTTCAAGGATGCTTGGAAGTGTAGAGATCTGTAGGTGATGTATGCGTGGATGGTGATACAGAACATCAATACACTTCAACTGGAAGTTTCTCTTTGCGATAAAGATGATCCATCTTCAGAGTGTCAAAAATCTTGGAATGACTTTCTGGGAAGAGAATTATTATCCAGAAGAATATAAACGGGGAAAGTCGAAAATGGCTTCTGTCGCTGTAGAATGGGTTCCACAAGATGAAATGATCCAACTCGACTGAAGATGTATATGTGCGTATCAGTCTCCCGATGATTGGTAAGACTGTAGCCAAATCTGAAAGAAGGTGATATGATTGAATGGGTGGATACAGGGTAGAAGTGGGTTCTTATCTGTCGTTGAAGTCAAAGATTACCTGATGAAATGTTATTGTGTATCATCCCTGATCATTAGCTGTAAATTGATAGAAGGTCACATGTAATGGGTGGATCAAGGTGATGGTTCTGCTTACCCCCAGAAGGTAACTGAACCACTTGGAATGTATGGGTGTTGATGCTGACTTCGGTTACTGTTTCTCGCGGGATTGCTGTTTGTAAGTAGACTATGCGTTGATAACTTCATCAAGATGCAAGGAGAACTCTGTAATTTTAGACAACTACCAGAACTATGTGTTAAAATATGATAAACAAGACCCAGAAGATGCTTGTTATAGTGACTGGATTTTATTATCCTCGTTGTAAGGATCTAGAAAATACAGAGGTTCTTTCGTTACCACAATTTTTTATACAATGCAAAAAAATGACTAATTACGATAAACTTATAGATGCAATTTCAGATGAAATTTATCATTATCTTTTAAGTGTTTCTCAACCCAGTTGGAATGAAGAAGAGGAAAGAAAACATCTAGAAGAATTCTGGAAATTGTGGAAGAATTCCAACAAATCCGATCAAAAATTACTACTTAAATTAACTGTACTATCACAATCTGTTGAAGAATCTTTAAAGAAGTCAGAACAAAGCTCTTCGCAACGCACTTGCGTATGCTGCTCGTCAAGAACGCCCGATGGTTTGGTAAGCGTGATTGCAGATGCTTATCGAGATCGTATTGAATCTGTAATGACAACGGATTCTATTCTTGATAAACTTGAAGTGCAGAATGAATGGTGATGAGGATGGTAAAAGGGGTCGTTGGGGTCCGTTTGGAACTTGACTAGATAGTTAATGATAGTCCTATAAAAGGTCATGCATGAGTTACCAATAGAACCACATAAAACGGTATTGGTTTTAAATTCTAGTTATGAACCAATCAATTTTACAAACTGGAAAGAGTTATTGTTCTTCTCCTCAAAGAAAAGTTAAGTGCTTTCAAGTAGAGTGATACGACTCCTAGACTATGTGAAATTGCCATTATCTAAAATAATGGACATTTCTCCATCTCGTTCAATGATTTACAAACGAGATAATAATACTTGCCAGTATTGTGGAGCTAGATCTAAATTGACTATAGATCATATAGTTCCTCGCTCTCGGGGTGGAGATGATTCTTGGGAAAATCTAGTAGTTGCATGTAGTTCTTGTAACACCAAAAAGGAATACGCTTTTGGAACATACGGGAATGAAATTAATGCGAAAACCAAAAGCCCCACTAAACAAAATAATTTTTGATCTCGAAACGAACCAATGTTGAAGAATGGAGACAGTATCATTATGGATGAAAATCAACCAGTGATAAATCCAGAAGAACTACAAAAACCAAATAATCTTGGTAAATGCACTACAAGAGTGGTGGGATTCAGATGCTTACAAACAACTTCAGAAGTCAAATGAAGAGGCAAAGGAGAGAGCAGTAGGAAAGTATTTTATGCTTTCTGAAGAAGATAAACTTGATATGATTCAGGCAATCTGCTACATTATGTGTAGGGAGAAGAAGAAGGAACCAGCCATCGTGGTCTTCAAGATGCTCTGGAATTTATCCCTCTGGTTTCTGGGTAGATCACCTTATGGACGTTCATAATGCTCTGTGGTCTTATTACCATGATCAAAAAAGAAAAAGAACTTCGAGATGATCTTGATGCATTAGATAAGTTCATTAAGTAATGTAACGTAATCCCAAAGAGATTATTAAGTTTATAGATAATGACATAAGATTGTGTTAGAATTTGAACACAATCGCAGGAGACCTAATGAGTTACTCACAACCAAAGACTGAACAACTTACGGATTTAGAATGGAAAGAATTGGCAGCTCTTAAAATGCAATCAATGATAATCCAGCGTCTGTCTGCCCAGAAAAAATGGAATTGTTCACGGAACTTTTAGTTCGTTCTTGGAATCTAAAATGTGACACCCCCGATACAAAAACTTGGAGAACTGGTATCCATTGGATGAATAGTATATATTGACATAATATTAATTTTGGTGTATTATTTCTGAGCTCACAGTTCTAAATATTACAAAATATCACAAATGAAATGAAGTTCACTGTTTATTCAAAACAAGATTGTCCATATTGTTATAAAGTAAAAAAAGTCCTTGAACTGTGTGGAAAGGACTATGTTGTTTATACTCTTGATGAACATTTTACTAAAAAAGAATTTTATTCAGAATTTGGTAATGGATCTACATTTCCGCAGGTTGTGATGGATGATAAACATATTGGTGGGTGTAAAGATACTATTGACTATCTTAGAGTTCTTTCATTAATTTAAATTATGAGTGGAGATAATGAGCTCCACATAAATAAAGGTGTGGAGTTGTTGTTAAGAAAAAGGAGGAGTACGCCTGAAGAACCAAAAACATTTCAATTTAGTTTTGGTAAGATGGTTACTCTCCTCAAACGAGAGATAAACATCTATTTTGAATTTTCATTCGATATAAAAAACAAGTAAATCTCTCGGAGGCAAATTCATGAGCAGCACCAGTAGTTGCCATCTTTTGCATGGTATCTTTCATGTTCCTAATGATTGGTGGTATAATTGGATGGTTATGGAAAGAACATGTGGTTTTTTCTACTCCACAACAAGTATTTGTTCATCCAGAAATGTTTGATGGTAATGGAAATCTTATTCCAGACGAAGTAATTGCAGTACGATTTGAAAACAGCCATGACGACTACGAAGAAGACGACGACAACCAATAGAAGATCTAGAATAACTGCGAGATCTCCCGTTGCAAAAAATATTACTACTTCTACTGCTTTAAAATCGAGTAGAAAAAATTCAACTCACCCCAACATCATATGTTCATGAGATTCTTGCGAGCTGTAGTTGGAGAAAGAACAAAGGATAAAAAAATTGGAATCCTTCAGCAATACAATGAAAATTTCCTTAAATCTCTCTTGATTTGGAACTTTGATGATTCTATTATATCAGTTCTTCCTGAAGGTGAAGTTCCAATTCAAGAAAGTGAAAACGCTGAAAAATCCCCATCCTCAAACATTCGCAAAGAATGGAGTAAGTTCTATAACTTTGTAAAGGGTGGTAATGACGCAATGAACAAACTTCGCAAAGAAACGATGTTCATCAATATGCTAGAGTCCTTTCATCCAGGAGAAGCTGAAGTGTTATGTCTTGTAAAGGATAAAAAATTACAAACTAAATACAATATCACCAAAGAACTTGTTTCAGAGGCGTATCCTGATATTCAGTGGGGGAATCGTTCTTGATATGTCCGTGAATATTATTCATGTGGATTGTGATCCATCTGCTGCTAAAAATCGTGATTTACCACGAAATTCGTATTTAGTATCTTATGGTGTAGATGAAGAAACGCAATATGATATTGTTCAGGCTGGATCTCAGTATGACATTTTTAATTTTTATTGGGACAAATATAGGGATGTAAGAGGTATTAAATGGACAGAAGGAACAATCAATCCAAAAACTTGGAATTATCAACCCCCAGACAAGAAGAGAAAGAGGTGATTTCTGGTGATATGAACATTGAGATGAATCTTGATGCTCTTAAAGAAGTTAAAAAACAGTATAAAAAAATTAAAAGGTATATGAGATCTTCTATTTACACAGCAGTCTATGATGGACGGGAGAGAACAAATCGTCAGTCGTTTACTCAAGGATCAGGAGGATAATCCTACATAGATGGGCAAACACTATCTTCTTAACCTATTTGGATGCTCATTCGGTCACCTGAACGATGAGCATTTCTTATGGATCTTTTGGAGTAGTGCAGCATCAGCTGAGTGGTGCAACTGTACTTCAGACGATATTTCAAAAGTTTGATCCTCAAGGAGTAACGGTTCTCTGTTTATTATCCGAAAGTCACATAAGTATCCATACATGGCCAGAAGATGGTAAAGCCGCATGTGATGTTTATACCTGTGGTGATTGCGATCCAAAGATTGGTTGTGATATAATTATAGAACAATTAAATGCTATCAAATCATACTTTGAGTTATATTGAAAGATAATATTTTATGAAAGTTTTAATCACCTGGACATAAAGGATTTATTGGTAAACATGTTTTTAATGATTGGAGAGAAACTCATAATCAATGGGTAACTGGATTGGATCGTCCAGACGATGTTAGAGATTTTTCTGGGGGAGATTATGATCTTGTGATTCATTTAGCTGCATATGCGGACATTCGTGAAAGTCAAGAAAATCCTCAAAAATATTACGAAAACAATGTTGCATTTGCAAAACCTTTGTTTGAGTGGTGTAGAAAAACTAATACTAGACTTCTTTATGCTTCTTCAAGCGCAGTTGAAGAAAGATACTGGACTAATCCATATGCGATGACTAAGTGGATTAATGAACAAATGGCTCCTCCAATTCAGTTGGTATGAGGTTTACAACTGTTTACGGCCCTGGTGGTCGTGGAAACATGATGTATGATCTATTAAAGGACGGAAAGGCAAAATATGTAACCAATCATAAACGCGATTGGATTCACGTAAAAGATGTTTGTCGTGCAATTCGGCATCTTGCAAGTAGTGATGATCACTGGGCCCAGTTACGATTGGAACTGGAAAATCTGTTTCTGTAAGAGATCTTGGAAAAGCATTTGGACAAGGACATCTTCCAGTTCTAGAAGAAACTCCAGGAGAGAGGGAAGACAACGTTGTAGACATTTCTCTCATGAAAAGTATTGGATGGTTTCCGACCATTGATGTACTTAGTACAATCTAAATAACCTTATATGGAGATTAATTATGCTCTCTACACAATATCGCCTACGTTTAGAAGGTATTTGCAATAAAATTGCTAAACATGAAGAGGTGAGTTTGGAAGATATGATTTGGTGGAGAAACTTGGAAAGGTAAAATCGCACTGCGGGAACACTGCTTCGTCAGGCTAGAAGAACATCCGAAAATCCCAACATGCAAGAAGGAGATATGGATGATTTTTTGAACCAACTTGATATTGGTGGAACTGGATTTGATCGTTTTGGTAAACGTGGATTTGACAGTGTAGATGATATGGTTGACTGGTGGACTGAAGATAAACCAGACGACTGTGCCAAAGAGATTGACAATAATCACCAAATAACCTATAATAATCGCATACAATATTTTTATCATGGAATATAAACCCTATTCCCCAGAATGGAATCGTAAAAGATATCTTCGGGTAGCCTTGAAACTTATTTCAATGACTATGTAGATATTGAAGTGGTTTACGATGATCTCATGGATATTCTTCACGAGAAATCGGAACAGCTTGATTATGAGTTCAGTCGTATCAATGAGTTGGAGTCACAATTATCCAGCAAAGTTAAATAAAATTGTAACAAAAGTTACAAAAGTACTTGACTATATAAGATCACGGGAAGTATAATATTCCTATCGTTCATCTGGAAAACCAGACGGAAGTAAGCCGACTCGGAACGGATCGTTCATCTATGGAAACAATTCTCTGGACTTGTGTACAAGTCAAAGACTTATTGGTAATGTAAAACTAAAAATGGATGAGCTGAAAGATCTGAACTCATTCAGATTTTTAAAGAAGGATCTCCAAAGACTTGTAAGTTTTTCATAGACGCAAAAAGCCGACTGAAGGAACGCTCTTCAGCCTCAAAATTAAGGAGAAACCTAATGTCTAAAGTCGTATATCGTGGTGTGGAATATGACACCAACGATCGCCCAAACCAAACTTTTAAAAGAGAACCTCATGTGGAAATCTATCGTGGAACGATGTTCTGGGTAGATGAAAACGGATATAAGTTTTCAATGGAAAAGTCAAAGGGAGGTTTAAAATGAAAAAACTTAACTTCCTTCAACTTATTAAAGAACAAAAACAAAAAGAAGATCGTCGTCACCAAGCTGAAAATCGTACATTTAGTTGGAACGAGATGATACTCAGGAGGGTTTACACCCTCCTTTTTTTGTAGTAAAATAGTTAGAGATTATGCATAATCATGGATAAAGAAAGACTTAAATTGATTGTAAGAAACATGGAATTGCTTCTAAATGCATTAAAATCAGAAATTTATTCTGATCTAGATTCTTATAAACAAATAAAACAACATAAAGATCACATCTCTGATTATGATGAGGTCTTTGAAGATGATGACGGCTTACCCTGATTGAGGAATTAAATGACAGTAAAACTTATTTCGGTAACTCCCGATGCAGAAAAAACAATGGCGTTTATTGCACGAGTTAGCAATCCTGCGAATCAAGACAACGAAAACTATGCCAAGTTGCATTGCTTATTGTATTAAGCATAATCATTGGTCTGTGTTTGAGACAGTCTTCTATGACCCTTGAGATTGAGACGACTCGTGGTATTGCAGGCACAGATCCTACGCCATCGTAGTTTCACATTTCAAGAGTTCTCTCAACGATATCGCTGATTACTACCTTATTGACGGAAAACATCCCGATTCCCGATCTTCGTCGTCAGGACACCAAGAATCGTCAAAATTCTACAGATGATCTTGGTGATTATGTAAAACTCAAATTTCAGACAGAAATTGCTGAACTGTTTACGCACTCTAATAACCTCTACAAGAGGATGTTGGAGCTGGGGTAGCAAAGGAGTGCGCGAGGTTTGTATTGCCCTTGGCGACCCCCACACGCATCTATATGACGGGATCTTGTCGGTAGACTGGATTCATTATATCAACCTTCGTTCTGCTCATGGAACTCAGAAAGAACATATGGATATTGCTCTTGATTGTAAAGAAGTTTTTAAACAACAATTTCCTTCAGTTTCTGAGGCTTGAATGGTGATATATACCAATGCCCCCTAAGGAGGTAACATGTATTACCAAACACAGGCAGTAACAAAAGACAAAGTTTGGACTTCATGCACGATCGTAGCTGACGCCCGACAAATATATCATTGAATATACTGAAAACGGAGAGTTCAAAACTCAAGAAATTAAACCAGAAGAACTTCAAAAATTAGATTATTCAGAACTTGAAATCAGCCGATAAAATGTCAGTTTCAATAATATCCGCATGTAAAAATAGAAATAAGCCCCTAGCCATGTCCATGGCTTCATGGATGCAATTTGATGAGGTTGATGAAATTATTGTAACAAATTGGAATTCGGATGAATCCATAGATCATCTAACAATTTTAAGTGAAAAAATAAAAATTATTAATGTAAAAAATGAACCATACTTTAATCAACCTCAACCATTAAACTTAGTTGCATCTTTAGTTAAAAATGAAAACCTTCTCAAATTGGATTGTGATCACATACTAAATCCGTATTTTAATTTTTTTGATATTCATAAAATTACAGAAAAATCTTTTGTGTCAGGATCTAACAATTTGTTAGAAGGAATGGATTTTCATTTTTTACACTCTCTTTGGGGGTTGTTGTATGTAAAAACCGAAACTTTTAGAAAAGTTGGTGGATATAATGAAAATAATGGGAAGTATTATGCAGTGGAAGATGATGAGTTGGCTGTAAGATTAATATCCTATGGCCTCGATCCAATTCTAATTGATATACAAAAGTGTTCTGCCCTACATATTCCTCATACAGATCAAGATCGAGTAAAAAATTTTGAATCCTTTAATAGTATAACTAAAATTTTAAGTGAATTTGGAAAAGATTTGGTGGGTGACGATCTCTACAAATATATTGCAAAATTATCTAAAGATAAAAATCATAATGTATATCCAATATCATCTAGAATGACTCAAGTTCTTAATTTAGAACCAAAAGAAAATCCAGATGAAGAAATAAACGTAGATTGGTATTCGGAACCAATTTATAAATGGGAAGTCATCCAAATAAGTGATCAATTATACGAACTGTCAAAATATGAGTATTTCGATAATATCTGCCTGTAAAAACAGGGTGAAGCTTTAACAATTTCTATAAGTTCATGGATTCAGTTTGACGAGGTTAATGAAATCATCGTAACAGATTGGAATTCTGATAAACCAGTCAATCATTTAACTCGATTAGATAGTCGAATTAAGATCATCACTGTTCCAAAAGAACCATATTTCAATCAACCTCAACCATTAAACTTAGCCGCATCTTTAGTTGAGAGTGATTATATCTTAAAATTGGATTCAGATACTGTCATGAATCCATACTTCAATTTTTTTGATCATCATACTATTGATGATAAGTCATTTTTAACAGGTACAGATGAGTCTTGGCATTTTACAAATGCAAAGTCTGATCCAAAACATGTCTATCAAAATTATAAGTATTTAAAACCACTTTGGGGTACTTTGTACATATCAAAAGAAAATTACTTTAAAATTGGTGGATACAATGAAAACATGAATAAATTGCTGCCTGGGAAGATACTGAAATTTATGAGAGAATTTTACTCTTAGGTTTAAAACACGTGAATATCAAATTTGATGAAAAAACTCTCTTTTCTTTGCCACATTTAACCAAGAAAAGAGTGGAAGAATTTCAAGCATACAATGAGAAAAAACATTTAGAAGTCGCAATTAGAGATCACATCAAAAAGTACAACAATGTTGATGATGATAATGTTGTTCATAAATTAATTTTAGAAAAACACAATAGAATCAACTACAAAAAATTTAAATTAAAAAAGGATGACGATTATTATGTAAAGCCTATAATAAAGTGGAACATAGAACAAATCTCCTCTCAGAGTTACATTGCTCATAAGGTTTTGTAATAAATAATTATAACTTGAACTACATTAAATTTCATGGCGACTTATCCTGTTATTAATAAATCCACTGGCGAACAGAAAGAAGTGTCGATGAGTGTTCACGACTGGGATCAGTGGAAGAGGAATAATCCGGAATTGGGACAGAGATTGGAGCGATCCATCTACATGCCCTAATGCGGGTGAAGTCGGCGAGTGGAAAGACAAACTCATTTCCAGAAATCCAGGCTGGAATGATGTTCTCACTGAAGCTCGAAAAGCACCTGGTTCACGAGTAAAGAAGATCTAGTATGCCAAGATCAAGAAAGTCCTCCAAACGGCAACATTGGTATCGGTATGAGCGCAAAACAAATGCGCCGTAAAAAACCAATTAATTCTGATTCAATGACGGACATTTCTCCGTTAACTGATAATCAAAAAATCTTTTTTGATGAATATAAAAAAGGCAAAAATATTTTTGCCTATGGTGCCGCAGGAACAGGAAAAACATTCGTTGGGCTTTATCTTGCACTTAAAGATGTTCTAGATGAAAGAACACCCTATGAAAAGGTTTATATTGTAAGATCTCTTGTGTCTACAAGAGAAATCGGTTTTCTTCCTGGAGATCATGAAGATAAATCTTCACTCTACCAAATTCCATATAAGAACATGTGTAAGTACATGTTTGAGTTGCCTTCAGATGCGGACTTCGAGATGCTCTATAGTAATCTGAAAGCTCAAGAGACGATTTCATTCTGGTCAACAAGTTTTATTCGTGGTACAACTCTCGATAATGCAATCGTGTTAGTTGATGAAATGCAAAACTTGAACTTTCACGAATTAGATAGTATAATTACTCGTATTGGTGAAAATAGTAAGATTGTATTCTGTGGTGATGCTACTCAATCCGATCTTGTTAAAACCCATGAAAAAAATGGGATTCTTGATTTTATGAAAATTATTCGTGCAATGGAATATGATTTTTCCATGGTAGAATTTGGAGTTGATGATATCGTTCGTTCTGGACTTGTCAAAAACTATATTGTTGCTAAATTAGGTTTAGGTATGTAATGTTTGTTCACTTAGATTATTTAAAAGAAGAAGTTGATTTGGAGGTTAGAAATGATAGAGGGGACTCGATTTTATCGAGTTCCTTCTGGTAAGTTATACCCTTCTATTACTTCTGTGACCAGTTTCTATGGCAGACAGAAATTTGTTGAGTGGCGTAAGAAAGTTGGTGAGGAAGAAGCCAATAAGATCACTAAGGTTGCAACAGATCGTGGAACCAAGTTCCATGATATTGTTGAGAAGTATTTGTTAAATGAAGACATTGACAAATACAATCCTCTTCCTGTTACAAAGTTTCTCTTTCTTGCAGCTAAACCCTATCTAGATCGTATAAATAATATACATGCTTTAGAAAAGTCACTTTATAGTGACTACTTGGGACTTGCGGGCAGAGTTGATTGCATCGCAGAGTACGAGGGAGAGCTCGCAGTTATTGACTTCAAGACTTCGAAGAAAATTAAACCTGAAGAATGGATTGAAAACTATTTTGTCCAGGAAACAGCATATGCTTGCATGTATTATGAAATGACTGGTATTCCAGTCCAAAAATTGATTACTATTATGGTCGCTGACAATGGAGAATGCTTCGTCTATGAAAAAAGAAACAAGGGTCACTATATTAAACTTCTTACCAAGTACATTAGAGAATTTGTCACATACAAAACAGAAACAAGAACTCATGCAGAATAACACTGAAGATGTAAATTCACTCATAAAAGAAAAATTTCTCTGTCAGTCTAAGTTTGCACAGGATATTGAATATCTAGTCTCCACTTCAAAAATCAATTATATTGAAGCTATTGTCACATATTGTGAAGAAAATGGAATTGAATTTGAATCTGTGTCGAAACTTATTTCAAAACCACTTAAAGAAAAAATTAGATGTGAGGCAACTCAACTTAATTTTCTTAAAAAAACAAGTCGTTGCTCAAATTTGATGTTCTGATGACACCAATCGAGGTATACAAAACATACCTGGCATTCAAGAATCATTTCACTAAACCAAACTACGATTACTTTCAATATTGTGGGAAGTCACGAGCTTCCAAAGAATCGTTCAACAAGAGAAAAGATCGTTACTTTTTTGAACGCATGTCTCGTCAGAAGTCTGACGATGAAATTCGTCAATATTTCTTCGACTAACTTTGTAGAATGTGATGATCCTGCAAAACTGTGGATCGGTGAAATTATTGAGTCAGGTGAAAAGAATTATTCAAACTGGTTAAAAAGATCGCAAAGTCTCTTTTATCTCTTCAAAACAGAGACTAAAGTGTTTCTTCATAAAGATTCTTTTGACTCATTGTTTGAGGTTAATGGATCTTCTCATCCAGAAATTCTTAAAAAGTATTTACAAAATGCCATTATCCATAGAAACTTTTGTAATTTTAGATATGATATTAAATTTTTCTAAAAAATTTGATAAAAAACTTATTGGATCCAGTGTGGGAATCTGTCAGTTTACGTATAAAAAAATACAAGTCTTTCCTAAATATTGATAGGGAGAAGTACACACAAACATTAAAGGAGATCGTACTGTGAGTGGATTTTTTCAATCCGAAATTGTAAGGGAAGCCATCAAAGAGATGGAAGAACTTCAACAACGAATTATTCAAGATACCTTCAAAGCTCCTATTATGAGTAAGAGAACAAAAGAAGGAACATGTAGAACTCATGAAAACTTTTCTGGAGAAACAAAAGAATCTTTACTTTCGTCTCTCCTTATCTGATGATCCAGAAGCACTTGAAATGAAAGAAAGAATTCAAGATGCTGCTAAATTTCTGGGATTTGATGGAAATAACGTTAATGAATTGTTTGCGGAGATGGAAAATACTTTAACTCGTCTAGACAAAATCGCAGATATGTAAATGTCTTACTACCACAAGATCACCTCCTCTTATTGTTACCATAATGGTGAGATTGTAGATATGTATTTCATAAATGGAATTCCCTTTACATTTGATGATCTTCCTCTGATTATGCAGGAAGATCCATATATACAGGTAGAGGCAGAAAATAATTACGAATATACTACTGAGGATATGTATAGGTGGTCTAATTATTTGATTGATGAAGAATGCCACCCATTGTTATTTGATTTACAAATAGAAAATCCAGAAGAACTTCCCAAAGACTAATGAAAACTTTTAAACAATTCTTAGATGAAGCAAAGAAAGTAAAAATTTATACGGATAAACCAATTGGGTGGAAAGTAGAAGATGTTGGTGCGAATAAAAAGGTAGTCAAAACAACAAAGTCAAAGGGGTGGAAAGATGAAAAAATCCAAGAACTCTTTGGGTTTATGGAACCAAAACCACAACCAAAACCAGATACAAAAGTTCTTGCATATAAGAACTATCAACCTGGAGAATTAGAATAAATCAACAGGACAATTTACTCAAAGATCTCATACTGGTTCGGAACAAAAAAGATATGGTTGGAAACCAGTAAATGTAAGTTCTTATAGTAAAGCAGATACTCCTGGTACATTGACTGCAAGTGGACATAAGTTTGATAATAAACAAAGACTAGTTGCAGTTCCTTATGCGTCTAAAGACAAGTTCCAAACCATCAACTCCATTTGGAACAAAATTACAATATAACTGCAAAACCACTGGAACGAACACCCCCGTTGCATCAACATCCGTCCAAGATACAGGAAATTTTGGACCTGCTGGAAATTATAATAAACAAACAAGTTATGATTTGTCTCTTTATAACTGCAAGAGATGTTGCAGGAAAACCAAATATTTCTTCTCAACAATTTGGTAAACAAAAAGTTTATGTTCGTAATGCACCACAACCTACTGCAGTTGCAAAACCAACAAAGAAAAATAATCTCAAACCAGGACTGACAACCATTCTTACGTCGTGTAAGATAAAGTCGTCCCAAAAGCCAAATACACTCAATACGGAGAATACAAATGTCTTTTGCTGATCTTAAGAAACAGTCCCGTGCTGGTTCACTAACTGAAAAGTTGATCAAACAAGTCGAAAAACTGAATAGTGGAGAAGGTGGATGCTGATGATCGTTTCTGGAAACCCGAAGTAGACAAAGCCGGAAATGGTTATGCGGTCATCCGATTCCTCCCTGCACCCGAAGGATGTGAACTTCCTTGGGCACAAGTTTGGAGCCATGCGTTCCAAGGCCCTGGTGGTTGGTACATCGAAAACTCTCTGACGACTCTGGGACAGAAAGATCCTGTGTCCGAACACAATCGTGTTCTATGGAACTCTGGATCTGATCGTGATAAGGAGATTGCTCGGAAACAAAAACGCAAACTCTCCTACTACGCAAACATTTATGTGGTGAATGATCCCGCACACCCCGAGAATGAGGGTCGGGTGTTCCTCTACAAGTTCGGTAAGAAGATCTATGACAAGATTACCGAAGCGATGCAACCCCAGTTTGCAGATGAAGAAGCTGCTCAATCCTTTTGACTTCTGGACTGGTGCGAACTTCAAACTGAAGATTCGTAAGGTTGAAGGTTACTGGAACTACGATAAGTCTGAGTTTGAGAAACCTTCTGCTCTTCTGGATGATGATGACAAACTGGAGAAGATCTATAAGAATCTGAATGATCTTAACGAGTTCAGTGCTGCATCAAACTTCAAGACTTATGATGAACTGAAGAGCGTCTGGACTATGTGTTGGGAGGAAAACTCCCTGCACGACAAGATTCCGAAACTGTTTCGGAAGAAGACGAACTTGTAGATGATAACAAAGGATTGGGTGGATATGCACCAAAGCGTTCCTCACCTTCCTTTGAGATTTCTCGTCCTGCAGTTCAAGAAGAAGATGATGATGAAGATTCAGATGATGCTCTGAGTTACTTCCAGAAACTTGCAGAGTCCTGATAGTTCAGAGGAGGGGCAAATCCCCTCCTTTTTATATTCTCATAACTTTTTCATTATAAGTATTCTTAAGTTTTTCATTAATAAAATTTGGATCCTCTTCATTATAAATCATCATATTTCTAAAATCAGTAACAATTACCGACAAGTATTCTGGTTTTAAAATTAATAACAATCTTTTTTCTTCATTTAATTTTGACTCATACTCATAATTTGTCACTGGTTTGCAAAGTGTAGATCCTGGAAGTTTTATTATGGAATTTGTAGTTGGATCAAAATATTGAAATTCTTCCGTAACTTTTTCCTGCCAGTTCAGTTCCATTCCATTTCCAAGTTTTTTGATTTTGTTGATATAGTTCGTCAATTTCTACATTTAGAACTTCTTCGGTAAACTTACAGTAATAGTCGGAGTTGTCACATAGTTTTGACCGCCATCAATAACTCTTACCGTTCCTATGCCAGGTATTTGATAGTTCATATGTTATTGTTGCGTTTCTTGATATTGGAGCACTTTGAATAGACACCGTTGGTGCAACAGTATAACCAAATCCAGCATTATTCACGGTAATATTAGTAATAACACCACCAGCTCGTTAGATTTGCCTGTTCCTGTTCCTCTGACCGCCGGATATGGATTTCCAATCGTAATGGTGGGAGTTATTGTGTATGCAATTCCAGGATTTGTAATAATAATACCACTTACTGATCCATTTGTCAGTTGGGCAACTCCTTTTGCCAGTTGAAGTTAAATCATACTCAAAAATTTTATCAATAGTCCCGCCTGCGGTTACAAATTTTTCTCTGTCTGACTTAATGAAAATATCACTCGGAGATGCAATTCTATCTCCAACGAAAAAAGCATATTCATACGTTCCTATCTTTAATTTGCCAGGTGACTGCAATCTAAATTCATAAATCCTAGAAGTGCACTTCCAGCTGTAGCGAATAATTTAGTTCCATCGGAATTAAAAGTAAATCCTAGAATATTATTGTCTCCCGTAGGTGTAGTGATATTTAAACTACTTACGGATGAACCACTTCTTGTAGTGATGTCCCATGGAGTTCCAATGGAATATTCTCTAATTATGTCGGGATTGGAAAAGTCTAGAATAAAAACTGAGGTTCCATCTGATTTAAACCTTAATCCACCAGGAGAAGCTATAGTTATTTGATTTATCTTTGTTGCAGTTGAAAGATCCCACGCAGAACTTAACTGATATGTAACAATTTTGTAAGATAATCCAACTCCACCACTTACATACATTAAAGTTCCATCTGGTTTAAACTCAACTCCTGTTGTATAATTAAAATCTGCACTTACGTCAAGTTGATATGTTAGTGATATTGTAGAAACTTCCCAACCATTACTAAACGTATATTGTTTAATTTGATTTACTCCAGTAAAACTTGCAGTATATAAGTAAATACCATTAGAACTAAGATAAAATCCTTCTACACTATTTCCAACAGTATTAGTAGATTGATTGACATATGATCCTACTACAACTCTGGGAGAAGGAGAAAATGTTACTGATGGAGCGGTAAGTCCATATCCTATTCCTCCAACTAAATTATTAATAGACGTAACTTGATCAGCAAAAATTCCTGTTCCCAAATCACATACAGCTGTTGCCTGAACTGATTCAATTGGACTTGAAAAAGTGACTTGTGGAGGAATGTTATATCCTTGACCTCCGACTAAACTTACTATTGAAGATACTCTGAAGTTAGATACTAGACAACTTGCGGAAGCATTACTAGTAACTGGAGGGTTGGAAATTGTAACCGTAGGAAATTGTTGATAACCAAATCCAGGATTTGTAATTTGAATGGATGATATACTATTACCAAATCCTATTGTGGGAGTTAGTACTGCTTGAGTTCCTGGAACATAAATGTCAGGAAAAGTAATTCCCGGAGGTTGTTCTTCTAAGTCTCTATACTCTGGAGTATTGTAAAAAGTCTCATCAAGAAGTAGTCCACTAGGAAAAACTTCTCTTCCAAAGGAATCTCTGGTAGAAATTGATTCGTAATGATGAATTTGAGTAAATGCACTTTCAGATCCATACTTATCTAACATATAATTATTAAAATTATCAAGATTTAATGAGCCATTGATCTTGAAGGTTAATAATATTATTGGTTGTTAATATTACCCAATCTAACTTCCGGATCTCCATATATTTTTTCTGCAATTTGGTCAGGTCTTTCATCTTCAGCAATTAAATAATATTCAAAAGCAGAAACCGCTGAAGCGATATCTTCTCTCAGTTTCGGTCTCTTTAAAGATATTTTTTACAATAAGTTTTTCATCATTTGATACTTGATTTTTAGTTCTATTGAGAACTTGAAGATCTGGTAATTCGCTAAAGTATGCCATCTTAGTATCCTACCGAGTTTGAACTTACGGAAGACAAATCGTTCCTATTAATATCATCTACTTTACCAGTTCGACTATCAACACCAAAAATATTGCCCTGTTGATAATCTGTATCATAAATTGGTTCAAGTTCATTAAATGTCATTTGCATAATTGTCGAAACTGGTTGACCTTTTTCGTATGCAGTCCCATAAACCGTCTGGAGTGTAGTTACAACTGAAGCTTGTTAATGCACAACTTTTAAATTTATTTACGCCAGCAATTTCATTAGTTCTTCCATTTCTAAACTGTAATTTGAAAACATTTGGAGTTCCTAAGAAGTAAGATGATTGTCCAGATTTTCCTCGCATCTTTTTAACTGACATTCCTTGTTTAAAAAATCTTATGATTCTTCTAACCATTTCAGCTTCTCTTGCACTTCTTGGAGACATTCGGTAATTGAAAGTAAAACTTCTGAGTGTTGGTGCATTAAACAATAATTCTAAGTTTGAGTTTGGAACAATTCCTGCACCTCTTGCAAGAATTGACTCGGATTCTACTCCTAGTCCTTCGATTTTTAAAAGCATTGATGTAAGTTCACTTCCCAATAACGTCCTAGTTACTGGTCCACCTGCACGACCATCTCTGACCAGTGCGTCTAAATTTTTGATTAGAAGAGCAGTTCCGCCGCCTTTTCCAGCACCAGCACCCAGAAGAGAACCAAAATAGCTCCTATGGATGCAGTTCGCTGCACTACCTTTCATATTTCCTAGTGTTTGTGCAGTTACTGCAGCTGCAATATTACTCATCGAGTCTTCTCCCCAACTAACATTATTACTATCAGCAACACTGTTTGGCATAGGAGAAAACTGTTCCAATAATGTTCAGCTAAATTTGAATGTAGTTTGAAGTCCTCCAGATAATGTTCTTACTGCAGCTGCAGTTCCACCAAAAATTGAACTTCCATTTTGATGGTTTATATCTATATTGGGAAATTACAAAATGATCCTGTTGTTGAGTCATCAAATCTTCAGGATATTTCATATCTTTTCCAAATAAGTTTTTTTCGTTTCCGACTCCAAAATTGTTTCCATTCACTGCAAAATTTTCATAAAGTTGATTGGGGTCTTGCAAAAATCCAAACAAAGCCCCAAGTCCTCCACCTCCACTTCTCCAGTGGTTCCAGCTTGATCCTCCTGTTGTTCCTCCAGTTCCACCGGGCACCAGTTGTTCCTCCTCCAGCGCAGTTGATGTACTCCCCTAGTTCCGATACCTCCATTTCCACCAACAGTTCCCGAAACGGAATTTTGTGGATTGATTGATGATTGTCCAGGAGTTCCGTTTGAAAAATTTTCAGCTCGCCCATTCGAGGTAGTTTTGCCCCAGAAGCAACTCCTCCAATGTTTCTATAAGCTGCCTGAACTGATATAATTGTTTCTATGTGTAATTGATTTTTTTCGTTGGTTGTAAATCCAAGTTCAGTTGATGATGCGTTCCAACTACCATCTTGATAAATTGGATTTGTTCCTGCAGGAGCATTTTGTTGAATAATCTGAACATTGCCAGTGGCAGAATCATATTGGAGATTATATGCAACTCCATTTTTAGTAACTAATCCCGTTCTGAGGTTTTGATACGCGCTTAAGATTCGTCCAGGCTTTATGATTGGGAAAAGGCTGACCTCTTGTATCAACAAATTTTTCAGTGGGTAATAGTGCAACGGAGGGCCAATCTTTTTCTGGAACTCTTAAAAATCCTCCAGCAACTCCAGAAAAAAAGTAACGATGAATCGTATTACGAGGTATACCTACGGTACTGTGATTATTTATTAGGCCTTTTGCGATTCCTTCACGATATTGTCTGTTGAGATAATGTAAATTAATTCCAATAAAATAGTTTTTGTTATAATCAATTTCAGTAATATATGTAAGAGGTTGTCTATCAAAAAACTTAAGGTCTTGTGTGTTGGCACCATAAATGAAGAAATACATTCGTCCAACTTCGATACCACCAGTATCTTGTAAGTTAATGTCTGACTGATCAAGTTCTCCAAGATATTGACGAAGTTGTCCAGAAAACCAATCTCCACTTTTGTTTTTTCCTTTAGCTGTTTCAGTAAATCATATCCAAAACCTTTATTGTCAAGATAAGGTTCGTCTCTCCAAGTCATATTCTTAAATCCTCCTCAGTCATGATTCGGAATTCATAGTTACGATCTGCACAATATTCTTTTGCACTTCCACTTTGCTTGATTCTTAACCCAAGTTTGTACTTTGTATGCCCATGCCTTTGTTCGTCTTTTGGGATTTTGTTCTGGCATTTCTACTTCTTTCTTGGGTTTTATTTCTATGACAACTGTTCGTGTATTTCCATTTTTATCTTTATATTTCACAAAAAAATCTGGGAAATATCTATGAACTTTACCATCAAGAGGACATTTATAAGGAATCCAAAATTCTTCAGATTCCACTGGTTTACATTTTCGTTTAAATCACAATATTTCATGAATTTGCGTTCCCACAAAGAACGATAGATAATATTTGTGGGGTCACCTTTATACTTCCGTGGGTTTTCTGGACGGTATTTTCCCTTATAACTCATATACATACTATAGATCCTTAAGTAATATTTATAGATGGCTGAACCATTTAGACCTGACTTCCCCGCAAATCAGTACAGAGTGGATCCAATCTATGCAAGGATGACTCTGCCTAGGAATACGAATGATGGTCGGGGATCTTTCCTGGAGTTCGTGATCTTTTTGGTGAACTATCAGTTACAAGTCAATTTAAAGTTACTCTTTTTCTTGGAGATACTTTTCCAACTGCAAAATCAGATTCTGACATTAATGCTTGGTTAGTTACTTGTGGAGTTTTGGGATCAAACTTGTTTAATGGTGGATTTTCGTCTTTAAATTCACTTCGTTATGAGTTTATGTGCAACGAAACCACTCTTCCCGGAGTGTCACTTAGTCTCGTCGAAGAAACTGGAAGTAGACAAGGAGTTGTAGAAAGATTTCCAATTAGAAGAATTTCCGGAAATTACAATGACATTCTATGTGGATGCAGAGTATGGAATTATTCGTTTATTTGAAGAGTGGATGAATTTTATTAATCCACTTTATAGTACAAGAGGCAGATTGGTCACTGGAAATCCAAGAGGGGTGTGGGCCAATTTAGTGATGATCAATTTTTAGATTTAGATATCCAAACACATATAGAAGAGATCTTGCGATAACTAAATTTGAAAGAGATATATACGTAGATCCAAACACTAAAGAAGTTAGAAAAACTCCTTCCATGTTAACTTATAAATTTATCAATTCATTTCCAACAAATTTAACTGCACTTCCAGTAACTTACGAAGGAAGCACAATTACGAAAACAACGGTAAGTTTTAATTATGATCGTTATGTGATATTAAATCACTTTGGTATCGGTCAAAATAATTATCAAGATACAAATGTCACCGAAACTGGCCAGACATAAGTCTCTCCACTCCTACTATTGCCTGGGGAAGTAGTTTAGATGAAACATTTACCAATCCAACTTTTGGAGTTAACTCTCCTTGATGTTTCCCCCTCGTTTCAACCTCTCTAAATAAAACTATCTGATTACATCATTATATCCATTACCCCAAGATCCTACACCCACCTATGAGTTGGAATTACCATCAACAGGAAAACTCATAAAATATAGACCATTTTTAGTTAAAGAAGAGAAAGTTTTAATTTTGGATTTCGAAAGTCAAGAGGTAAAACAAATTACTCTTAGCCTTAAATCGGTTTTAAAAGATTGTATTCTCACCAAAGGAATCAAAGTAGAAGAACTACCATCTTTTGATATTGAATATATTTTCTTGAATGTTCGTGGAAAGTCCGTTGGAGAATCTATAGATTTAATTGTAACTTGTTCTGATGATGGTACAACAGAGGTTCCTGTTAAAGTTTTTGTAGATGAGATTAAAGTTCAAAAAGACGAAGATCATTCAACAGAAATAAAAATTGATGATCAAATCATCATTAAAATGAAGTATCCATCATTAGAACAATTTATCAAAAATAATTTTGATTTCACTACTCAAGAATCATTGTCAACCATTGAAAAATCTTTTGATATTATTTCCTCCTGCATTGAATCCATTTTACTACGGAAGATAGCACTGGACTGTGTCTGATGTGACCAAAAAAGAATTGATTGAGTTTATTGAAAGTATGAATGCAGAGCAGTTTAAGAAAATTGAAAGATTTTTTGAGACTATACCCTAAACTATCGCATACTTTTACAGTCACCAATCCAAACACTAAAGTTGAAAATACTGTAACTCTGGAGGGTCTGACAAGTTTTTTCGGCTGATGATGGTCTCATATTGATCTTGAGTCATATTTTCGCATGAACTTAACCCTCATGCAGTTCCATAAATATTCTTTGACTGAGATTGAAAACATGATCCCTTGGGAAAGAGATATCTATCTTACCCTGTTGAAACAACATATTGAAGAAGAAAACTTAAAGGCACAACAGGCAGCAAACCGTGGCAGTTAGTTCCGCACTTAGACCAGATACTATTGTCCGAGAGAGACCGACAAACGAGCTGCAGCTGTCAAAATTTTATTACTGGTGGTTCTCCCTCTTGGAGAGGGTGTTGTTGCTAGTACTGCAAATAAAATTGTAGGATTTCAAAGAGGTCCTACAGCAGTTGCACCCAAACCTCCAGATTTAATTTCAATCATTCAAACTCTATCATCAAATATTTTAACAAATGTAGAAAATAGAGTACAATCAATAAATCAAAATGTAACTCAGATAGTCAATAAGAGTCTTGGTGAATTTCAATCCGACTATCGACAAAGATTTGAATCAGATTGATCCTACGAACCAAATTCAATTTTACAAAATTTCTTAAATTTATACAAACGGCTTTTGTCGAATACATTCAATTTTTAGGTAATAGAAAAAATGTAAAAACTCTTGGCGATAATTTAAAAGCTTACAAAATGTATTCGCAGAAACGTTTAATGTTGCAAAAATAATTCGACAAACAATCGTAAGAATTGTAAAACAATTATCCAATTTACCTACCGCAACTGGTGGAGCGGGTGGATTAAACTTAGATATTGACATTCCTGGAGGAAATCTCAGAAGGAGCCCAATGGGCACTTTGTCCAGATTGGTGAGACGTGGTAAACCTTCAGGTGATGCTTAGGGAGCTGATTAGCTGGCGGTTTGGGTTCTCAAGTTATAAGTGGAATGTTGGACACTGGAGGAGGTGTTAATGCTGCACCATGGCAGGAGGGACGATACCAACTGCATTGTTGGATAGATTTAATGCAATTTTAGATAGATTTTCTGCAGCAATAAATTCTTTGAGCACCAGAAAACCTCCAACCAGCCTCTCCAAAAGCTGGAGGAGTTACTCCACCACCAAAAGACGGAAAGAAACCTCCTGGTGGTGGGGGTGGTGAGAGCTGCCTGCCACTTAAGTTCTACCTTCCAGGAGATGAGAAACTTGCAGCATTTGTTGCAACTATGGAAGCCTCATCTCCAGAAACACTGCCGATTCGATGCAAGTGATGTTAAATCGGGCAGCATCTGGTAAGTACGGTAAAGGATTCCAGGGTGTTTTGTCTGCATATGATCAATTTTCTCCTATTTCTGCAGCAATTTTTGGTAAAAGTGAAGATAAAAAGGCTGAAAGAATATATGGGACCTATTTATTGCAAAATTACCAGGAAATACTCCTCAAGAAAAATTTGAATATGTACGACAAGATGACTGCAGAACCAGATGGTTTAAATAAACTTCAACAAATTCTTGGTGGAGGATCTGCAAGTGTCGCAGCTACAGTATTAAATGATCCAAAATATTTGGCTGCATCACGAGAAAATGTAAAAGGTGCACTTGAATTTTTATGGAGGCATTCAACAACAATCTGGAGACATACAATTTAGGTCTGGTGGAAATTGGTTCTATAATTTTACGGGCCCAGTGGGCAAATTGGGCACACAACCAACGGGAACTATTCCTGCCACCTCCACAAAAACCCAAGGTTGCAGTTGCACCAACTCCTGCATCAACTCAACAACAAATTGCACAAACCGTTTCAAGACTCCGACACCGCAGTCTGCACAAATAAACATTCCTCCATTAAATGTGGCAGGACCCACAAGCGCAATCAACATCTGGTGGTGAACCCATAGCTCCCACCAGTAATGAGTAAAGGTGGGGTATCAGTCCCATTCTTACCTTCATCAAACTATGATAACTTCCTTACATTATATTCTAAAATGGTTTATAATATTGTGGACGGATAATATATGGCTGCTCCAAAGAAAGATACTCCACTAAAATCACCTTTAGTATCTACACTTTCAATAATATTGTCAACATCACTCGTTCTAAAACTCAAATGAGATCTACACAAAGATCATATAATGAGTTTTTAAGATTTATGACTGTTGAAGTAAAAAATCTTGAAGCAATTAAGTTCCAGATCAAAAGAAAATAAAAAGATTGGCCAATATTAATGTCAGCTCAACTTTTGGTTCTGCTGGAAGTTTACTCTCCAGTTTAGCTGTAGTGGTGCATTAGATGTCGCGGGTTTGGTTGGTAATTTATTTGGTGGTGGCGGAGGAAGAAGAAGAGAAAGGCCCAAACCCAAATCAAAACCAGGAAAACCAATTCCAAAAGGAAAAAGAATTAGACTTCCTGGAGTCAGAGGATTGCCAATTCTATCTGCAGTTTAACTGGATTAGATTTTGCAGAGGGCATTTCACAAGGAGAATCTACAGGTAAAGCAGCTGCAGGTGCAGGAGGTGCAGCTGCTGGTGCAGCAGCAGGTGGACTTGCAGGAGCAGCGTTGAGCTGGAGCAATTGGGCAAGCATTAGTTCCTATACCTGGACTTGGTTTTGTATTAGGAGCAGCTGGTTGGTACTTTAGGGAGTTTTGCTGGTGGTTATTTAACTGATAGAGCATACGAAAAAGCAACTGGAGAAGGAAGTGTACAAGAGAAAACAAAAATAAAACTTAAAGAACAAGAGAAAAAACAAAAGGCCTGACTGTAACTAAAACGACAACAACATTACCAGAAGTATTAAACAAATTTGATTCTGTCGTTACTAAATTTGAACAATCCGTGTCACTTGGAGTTTTTGGATCCGTATCTGATACTAGTTATGAACAGGTAAGTGAAGAAATAATGGAAGATGATAGTAATTATGGAGACTCGTGATACAACCTCAAGTAATCTTAGCGGCACTGTGCAAGAGTTTGAATCTTCTGGTGGATCTTTCCAGTTCAAAGTTGGGTTCTAAGTATGGAATGAGATTTCACCCAATTTATAAAGTCAATAGAATGCACAGAGGAAATGATTACCCGATGCCAATTGGGAACAGATGTTAGTGTAATTCAACCGGGAAAAGTTGCAAATGCTGGATTTGTGAATAATGGATATGGAAATCAAGTAAAAGTTGATCATCCGGGTGGAATAAGTAGTTTTTATGCACATTTAAGTTCAGTTAATGTTAATGCAGGACAAGATATTGCACCAGGCACGGTAATTGGAAAAGTAGGAAGCACTGGCACTCCACAGGCCACATTTGCATTTTGAAGTCGATGTTGGAGATAAGACAACAGACCCAACTCCATATCAAGATAAAATTTTCAGATTTGGTGGAAGTGTAAAGGTTAAACCTAAAGCCAAACCACAACAAAACATAGCGGGTCAGACCCGCTCCATCGGAACAAAAAACTCAACCAGAAAAACCCAAAACGCATCCCACAACTCAACTGCCAGAGTGATGATATGGTCAAAAAATATGAGATGGCATGGCAGTATAGAAATAATCCTCTTGCGAGAGGAAGAATTGAATCTACTTGGGAACAGATGAGTTCGGAACAACAACAACAGCAAAAACATGGACTCAGTCAAAAGGATATGATTGGAATGAAATGAAGTTAAAAGAAAAACCAATGAGTACTGCAACAACAACCAATTTCAACGGTTGTTCCGGTTCCATCAATTCAACAACATGTGCCAGAACAAATTGAACGATATCCCGATTACGATTTGCCTCAATCAAGTATAACTTTAATGCCAATTCTTATGGGTGGTGGGGGATCCCAACAGAGACCCATAGTTATTGCTGGAGAGGTGGCGGTGGAGGAACAACAATCATGCCACCAATTCCTGAAGGTCAGGTGTTAAATAGTTTATTTAAAACCATATTATTAACGAACTTATCGGGAACGTAATATGTCCAATGCGGTAACTACATTACAATACAATGAGGTAATAATTGAATCTTTGGAAACAAAGAATAAGATTGATTTAACAAATTCTATTGTTTTTTGTGATTATTTTGAAGATATCTTGTCTCCATGTGTGACAATGACGATTCAAGTTGCATCAACTTATTCAATATTTAATAGTCTTCCAATTCGTGGAGGAGAGAAAGTTGCCATCGACATTGAAACCTTGAGTGGGAATTTTAAATTGGATGGTGACTATGCAATGTATGTTTACAAAGTCAGTGGAATTGTTTCGGATGGTGCCAAAGAGTTTTTCACTCTTCATTTGTGTTCTAGAGACTCTTACAAATGAAACTGCAAGGGTTCAAAGAAAATATGAAAAAAGCCTATCAATGATCATGTTACTGCAATACTCCGAGATGTTCTAAAAACAAAAAAATTTAAAAGTGATAATATTGAAAAAACATCTAACTCATACAGTTTTATTGGAACTCTTAAAAAGCCTTTTCACATTTTAACTTGGTTGGGCCCAAAAGGAATTCCATCAACATCATCGTCAGGAAATAATGGAAGGACTGCAAGGGGTGTTGCAGGATTTTTATTCTACGAAAACAAAGATGGATTTCATTTTAGAAGTATTGACACATTGGTTTCTGCAACAAAAACTCAAATTTCTAGTACAGCAAAAGAATCAATACCCAAATATAATTACAATCCTGGAGTTATTGAATCAGAAAACATAGAATCAAATTTTAGTATTTTAAATTATAACTTTGAAAAAAATATTGATTTGATGAAATCTTTGAGAGTTGGAATGTATGCAAATATTACATATTTTTATGACCTATATGAAAATAGAATTGATGGTATTACTTATAGTTTAAACTCAGAAATAAAATCTAAACTTGGTGGCTTCGTGGACTTCAATACCCCACACAGTTTGGTAATAGACCATCTAGAATTCTTTTTAGATCACACCGATGTTGGTATACTAGATAAAACGGGTAAAACAGAAGATTCTGGAAGAGACAATACTGACATGGCAAAGCTTTTCTCGTTATAACTTGTTGTTCACTCAGGCACTAAATATGGTAGTACCTATGAACGTTAACTTAACAAGCTGGAAGTATTGTTTATGCACAATTTCAAAGAGTTGATGCATCTCAATCAGTCGAGGTTGATCCTGAACAAAGTGGAAATTATTTAATTAAAGAAATCAGACATCATTTTGAGAGCGGACAAATGGTATCATCACTTAAACTCGTTAGAGACTCCTACGGATTATATGGAGCAAACCAATGAATAACATCGACGCACACATTGCAAGAGATCAAGAAATTCTTGACAATCCTGTGACTTCTCCTCAAGCGAGAAGACATACTCAAGAAGAACTTGAGGCATTACGAGCATATAAATTAAATCATCCAGATGATGATCACGATCCAACTTCTTTGGAACTTTATTGTGATTCGCATCCAGACGCTGCAGAATGTAAAATTTACGAAGACTGATGATAGACGAGCTTTCGTAAAATCAAATTTTTTAGGCAGAGACGGATTCATTTGGTGGATTGGACAAGTTGCTGATCCAAAAGTTTGGCGTAATGAAAAAACTCGGATTGATGAAGGGAAATCCGCATGGTCATATAGGTGTAAAGTAAGAATTATTGGATATCACAGTTTTGATAGAAATGAATTAAAAGATGATGATTTGCCTTGGACTGATGTGTTGACGAGTGCATCGGATGGAGCTCTGACTCAAGGAGGATTTGGAAAATTACCTCTTTTGGTTGGTGGAGAATCTGTAGTCGGGTTTTTCTTAGATGGAGAAGAAGCACAACAACCTGTTGTAATGGGTTGTTTTCATCGAAGTCCGATAGTTGAAAATGTACCCAATCCAAATCCATTTGATCCTTTTCCGGGAGCACAAGGAAATTTAACTGGAAAAAATCAAAGAACCAGAAATAAAAGACAACAAGATGGTACGACAAAAGAGATAGAAGAAAAATTTGGAAATGACCCACAATTTGAAATGTTTGCTAACGCACAATTTGGAACAAATTTAAAAAGTTTAGATTTAAGTCCAGGATTTGTCCCACTTTCCCCAAACACCAACAATAAAGCCGGAGCAAACTTTGGAAAACCAATAATCACTCCGGATCAATTATATTATGATGAAATGGGAGAAACTGCATTTATGTCAGTGGTTGATAAACAACCTCCAGTAAAAAATGAGAATGGTTGTGGGAATGATGTACTCAGTCAAATAACAGCATCTTTACAGAGTTTTGTAAAAACAATTAATGGACTTGAAAAAACTGCTCTCGGATTTATAGATCCTGTTAGAAACGTAATTGTTGATGTTCAACAAAATGTCAGATCAACTGCCAGACTTGTCGCATCCATTATGAAATTTGTGATTAATGGAATGCGAGATGGTATGTTTAAATTAATTGGAAAATTATTTAAACTTCTTTCAATAACGTTACCATCTTCAATTAAACTTCCCATTTTCTGAAGCTGCTAAAAATATTTTAAATTTAATTTTTTGCTTATTTGAAAAACTATTTGGACCTCTTATGGATTTTCTCATGGGTCTTTTGAATGGACTTATAGGTAAGGGACCAAATATACCATTATGTGCAGTAGAGGAAATTACCGCGGTCTTGGTAAACAAATTCAGCCGACATGGTAGATAACGCTTTGGCAGTCTTTTGTCTGGACTAGATTGGTTAGCAAATGGAATTAGTTCAATTGCATTCCGCATTAACATCTGGATTGGATTTAATTAGTCAAATTTTAAGTTTCTTAAGTTGCGACTCTTTGCAATGTAGAACAACCAGTTCATGGCATCCTTACAATGGATTAAGTTTTCCTGCTTTAGATAGTTGGAACAATGTTCTTGCAAATATGGATATTTTAAGTGGATTGGGTAATGCTAATCAGCTTTGGGTTATCTATCGTCTTTTGGATCATCAGATACTCCATTTCAAAATTGTAGGAAACAAATTGTAAATCCTCAAAATCAAGATGACCTTGTTCCGATGCCACTAGGAGTTAAATTTTATAATTGCATTCCACCGGAAGTAAAAATTAATGGTGACGGTATTGGTGCGACAGCTGAAGCTGTTATTTCCGAAGTAGATGGTCTCCGTTGTAACATTTTTACTGTGTGATCCCGGAAGTGGATACACATATCCACCAGAAATAAGGATCGTAGATAATACTAATTATGGTAAAGGAGTTAAGCAAAGCCACTATTTCTAATGGTAGTATAGAATCAATTTATGTCCTGAATCCTGGAAGTGGATATTGTCAGACCAATTTAACAGAAGAAACTAGGCGGAGGTGGAGCTCGGAACTCCAGGATTGCCTCCATGTTTAGATATTGGTGATAGAAATTTATCTCCTGTTGTTGTAGGAATCAATACCAATTTGGTGATAGGAACTCCTGGTCTTGGATACACTTCTGGAGACACCATACAGGTTGGTGATACTTTTTATGAACCAGTTTTAACTGAAAATGGATCTATTATTGGTGTAGAATTTCCGCCGTTTATTTTACAAGGAAGTGAAAATCAGAGCTGGACAAACACCAATAACGGGTCAAGGCGGAGAAACTTTTAAGTTTGTTCCAACAGTGACTATAAATACAACAACAGGAGAAGGTGCCGCTCTCTATCCAGTTCTTCAATTTGTACCACAATTTATTGTTGACAATCCAGATCTAAATGCACAAAACATCGGCATCAGCTCTTATCGTAAATGTAGTAGATTGTGTGTAAAACATGGCAGAACAACCAAAAGAGTATTACGATAAAAAACCAGGATTTATAATTAAATCTGGAACACCAGATGCATACGGAAGAGAAACCGATTATGCAATGTTTACTGATCACTGCCAGGGATTTCAGTTTACAACTGATGGAGAACATACACAAGTATGCAATGGAACTTCCTACGAAATTTCCGGTGTAGATGGCGTAGAGGGGAAGCTGCCAAAGTCATAAGAGGCAGTACGAGGTAACATTCATATTGAAGCACTAGACGGCGATATAATTCTTAAGGGAAAAAATATCAGGAATTGTTGCTTTGGATGGTGCTGGAGAAGTGACGGTTGTTTCTGGAAAGCATTTTTCAGTGAATGCCCCCGTCCAATCATTGAAAGGTAGCAATTTAAATGCAGTTATGTCAAATAGTGTGTCTGTTGGAGCTCGAGCAACAGATACCACTGGTAATATACAAAACAGCCAAACATCTGGTGCAGAAGATAGCGAGGGATCTCTCTTGACTAGGCTTTTAAGTATCGCTAAAAAATTCCAGAAATGGTTAGATTCATAATGAGAGGTGAAATATGCCTGCAGAACCCGTAAAATATATCTGGCGATAAACTGGCAGTAGGTCCAATAGATTATTCCTTTCTTCCCGCCGTTCCTGCCAGTACCTGGTACAACAGTATTAAATGGGACCGCATGGATTGGTGCCGGTCGGCCACCAATTCCTACAGCAAATTGCATGATTGGTCCTGGAATTGGAGGACCAATTTCTTTACAAGTTATTGGAATTGCTAATTTTATTTCAATTACAAATCAAATTGGAGTGAATAATAGAAGCGGCCTTGCAAATATAACTGGATTTACTTCTAAGTTTGGTGCAAGTACAAAGCTGCTTTTTCTGCGACAACGGGAATAGCGGAAAAGCTGTCTGTACAAACCACAGCGGTACCCAAATTATTCTCAAGCATTTGCAGAAACTCCTTTAGGAAAGCTGCAATCATTACGGGAAATGTTTCGGCAACCACTGGAATTAATCCAACACAAGCGTGCAGCATTAGCTACAAAAAAACCATTTGACATTAAACATCCAACAAAAGAGGGTTGGAGATTGAGACATGTTTGTGTTGAAGGCCCAACTGCAGATGTTTATGTAAGGGGTGTATTGGAAAATACAAATATCATTGAATTGCCAGGAATATTGGTCTGGATTGGTTCATTCCGAAACAATTACAGTAAGTTTGACTCCAATTGGAAAATATCAAGAACTCTCTGCGGAAGTATTAGAACGCTGGACAAAAGTAAAAGTTTCTAATAATTTGGGAGAAGTTAAAAAATATAGTTATCTTATTTTTGGGAAAGAAAAGATGTTGATAAAAATATTGCCGAATATGAAGGGTCTTCTGTGAAAGATTATCCTGGAGATAATGCTCAATATGGGTTGTTCACTTTGTAATTATTATGCCTGCAGAACCCGTAAAATATATTGGCGATAAACTTTCGGTAGGTTCGATAGATTATTCTTTTTCGCCTGCTGTTCCTGCTATACCAGGAACTAGTGTTTTGAATGGGCCCGTATGGATTGGTGCCGGCGGTCCACCAATTCCTGTTGCCAATTGTATGATTGGTCCCGAAATTGGAGGACCAATTTCTTTACAAGTTATTGGAATCGCTAACATACCAGCGATTAACAATCAAATTGGTATTTTTAATAGGTCTGGTTTAGTTAATATATTTGGATTTTCAAATAAAACTGGTGCTGACATAAAAATGGCATTTTCTGCAACAACTGCATATAGTGCAAAAGCAGCGGTACAAACTACACAAGGTCCCAGACTATTCTCAAGGCATTCAAAGAAACTCCATTATTTAACGCATCTGTATGGGTCGGAAATATGAGTCCAACTACAGGAATGAATGCAAATTTTATTGCATGCCTGGGACTCATTAAAACCCATCGGTTCTCCAAACTTTGATATTTCACACCCCACAAAAAAAGGATGGAGACTTCGTTATGTTTGCACAGAAGGCTCAACAACTGATGTTTTTGTTAAAGGAATTATTAAAAATGAACATACAATAAGACTGCCTGATTATTGGGAGGGACTAGTAAATAAAGAAACAATTCAGGTTACATTAACTCCAATTGGAAATCATCAAAAATTATATTATAATATCTCCAAATGTGGGAAAGAAATTATGGTTTCAAATGATTCGGATAACGACATTCATTGTTATTATAAGGTATTTGCGGAAAGAAAAGATACTCCCAGAAATATTATAGAGTATATGGGCACAACGTACAAAGATTATCCAGGAAATAATGATGAATACAGATTTTGGTTTAGCCCTGAAAATATTCTCATAAATAAAATTAAACAGTACCTTTGATCGTAGTATTAATTAGTTATGGCTGGTGTATCTACTATTTTTATTACAGAGTTAAAAGAAGAAATAGAATTCAAAAAGAAAGAGAGACTCAATTAATGGAGCAACTTGCATTATATGATGTGAGAATAGATCGTTATGATGCACTCATTGAAAACATGGACAAATCCCTCTTTCCACTGATAAATGAAATTAATGTTGCTATTTCTACAGTTGAAACCGCATATGAGGATAGAATCACCGCAGGATGTAGAAGTGATTTGGTTTGGGTTCAAACCGGACAATATGTGATTATTCTTCCTGGAGAATATGGAGATACTGAAGAAACTAGAACCATTTATCAGGTTCAAAAAAATTCAGCTTTGTATCAAAAATATGGTAGAACAGGAATAAAGTACTATAGAAGGCCAAAAAATCAAGATTATGGTTCCAACATTGTTTCGGAATTTTTTGGAACCATTAGTGTGGGAAGTACAATCATATCAATTGTTCAAACTGGAATTGCAGGAACCGCTGGAATATTGCTTGGAGATATTCTTACCGATGATCTTGAAAACCCAACTACATTCGGAGTGGATGATCTTCCGACAATTGTTGGTTTTGGACAAAGTACCTTAACTATTGATACTCAAATGTTTGGTGGAAATGTCACCATAGGATCAACAATTATCGCACAAACAGGAATTGGTTCAACCAACAACATTGCTATAGGAAGTCGAATTATAGGCACCAGTGTTTTATCTGATAATACTACGATAGTAGGAATTAATACTGCAAATACTTTGATTGAAATATTTGATTTTGATGTCGGTGATTTTATTACCACTTCAATTTCAGTTCCGGCTTTAGTGATAAGCCGACCAGCTTTGCAACAACCAGTGCTAACTTTGCAATAGGAATTACAAGTACATATCAAGCGTTTTTTCTTAGTACTGAGGTTCGATCTTTCTGCAGAAAATACTAATTTTACTGTGATTAGACAAACACAGACGGTTTTGGATCAATTTGATGCTACAAATAATCCTATAGATCCAGTCACTGTAACGATTATGAACAATAGTTCAATAGGGTATGGACATACTGCAGTCAGAGTTAGTCATCCAAATGTTTCTCTATCCGGACCATTTCAATGGAGAGAGGTGCTTGGTCCATATGATCCGGAGCCAGCTTGTGGAAATGGATTTGTAGATTGGTATGTTGGGAATTTTCAATGGCCTAAAGTCATAACCTATGACTACGATGCAGAAGGAGTATTACTGTCACAATCTGATGCATATGCTGCATTAGGAGATTCTGTGACGGTATCCTCCGGATCTTCAATTCCGTCCCATTATGGAATTGGATATTATTCTGTGAGTTCAAATAATCCTACTTTTACTGGTTGTTCAACTAGAGATTCAACTATAACGAATGCAGAAATTTCTAGAGATGCAATTTTTGCAAGAAATCAACCAATTATTGACAAAACTCTTAATGCGGCTTCAAGTCTTAGAAATCTTAGAGATAAACTAGAAGGACAAGCTTTTGTATTTTTACAAGGAAGAGTCGCCGCAGATGCAGAAATTGTTCGATTAACCAATGAACTTGCAAAACTACAGCTTTTGATTTTTCTGAATTTGAACCGACCACAAACATAACAAAAAATAAATTTACAAGTAGCACGGTTGGAATTGCAACCATTTGAAAACCCGTCACGGATCTCATTGACATTTCCCAAACTTCTTGGTATGATGAGGTTGTTGTCTTTACCACTTTTACATGCAAATCGATCGTGAAACTTTGCAAGAACTTCGTGAATTTCAAGAAGACTGTGCAGAACATTTTGTAGATACTTTTTTCCCCATGAGTGGTGAAGTTTACTGGACTGCGGTAGAATGTCTTGCAACTGCAAAACTTGCAGAACTTCGTGGAGATGTTATTGCAGATGAAGTATAAGGTTCAGTACCTGAAACCCAAGAAAAGGTGTTGCCAAAGCACGAAGCTGGTGTTCTACAATATAGAAGACGCAATGAGGTGGGAGTCTTATGTTAAGACCAAACTCAATGTTCAAGATCTAGAAATCGTACCAATGTAGTATGAATCCTTTCAAAATTAGTTACAAAAATCTTTACGAGTATAAAATCAAAACAACTCCAGAAAATGTTCGTGAAGCTAACGAAGGATTATTTAACTGCACAATGACTTTACCTGCAGCTCGCAAAACATTGCGGTATGACTCAAAAAGAAATGAAGTTGACATTCTTTGAGTATTTGAAATATCATCCTATGACCTATCAACAAGAGTAGGATTTTCTTGGGAGCGTGGTGGAATCGGTAGACACACCAGACTTAAAATCTGTTGGGCGTATGCCCGTGGGGTTCAAGTCCCCCCGCTCCTACTCGTATACATATTATACAAATTTGCCCTTGCTAGCTCAGTGGTAGAGCAACGGTTTTGTAAACCGTTGGTCGCTGGTTCAAATCCAGTCGGGGCTTAAGTAATTGAAAGGTCAATGAACAACACGGATTTATATTATAAAAAATTAGAGAATAAGTCGGTATTTTTATATGATTATTGTAACTCAATAATTGATAATCTTTCAGATAACGAAAGAGAAAATTTAGAGTATTACTATAATTTTCAATCTATTGTAATAGATGAAAATGACTTTTTAAAAGAACCTATTATTAAAACAATACACCAACAATTTAAAATATCTATTGCTGGACTTATAATCTTAGAAAAAAATACTGGATATGAATTTCACATTGATGCTCCAAGAGATGTTGCAATTAATATGTTAATTTCTTCTGGAGTAAGTCATAGTATGTTTAAAACGGATGAAAAATCGAGCAAATATCAATATAAATTCAAAGAATTAATATTTGAAGAAAAAAGTTTTTATTTGTACAATACTTCAATAGAACATTCTGTAATAAATTTTGATAGTCCTAGGTATATGTTTTCACTTAGATTTCATGATGGGAGATTAACATATAACGACGTTTTTAATTGGTGCCAACAAAATAATTTGTTAGAAAATTAAAATATTAATAAGTAATCATACTAAATGAAAAGTGATTTTTACATAGATAAAGTTGGTAAGGATGAAATTAAAGATCTTCTTTATACTTATCATTACTTAAAAGACGAATCCAAAGATTTCAAATCTGGGTACAACTATGGACTTTTCCGATATCCTGACTGGGAATGTCCCCTTAGAATTGGCGGGTGTCTTGGTGTTTGCATTTTTACTGGTCTCCCAGTTCCAGAAACAGCTGTAGGTGCATTTGGTCTTCAAAGAAATGAACAAGAAGGTTTATTTGAACTTTCTCGCTTGTGTATAGACCCAGAAGTTCAAAAAGAAGAATACAATATTACTTCATGGTTTGTGAGCAAATGCATTAAAAGGTTTAGAAAAGACACCAAAGTTTCTGCTATTCTCAGTTACGCTGATTCTGATCGTCACACCGGAACTATATACAAAGCTGCAATTTCAAATATTATGGGCTAACCGATCCCAAAAAAGATTTTTATTATTCCGATGGATCTAAACATTCTAGAGGAGGCATTAGAGGTATTGATGGTGAGTGGCGGAATTGCTTCGTAAACATCGGTATCTTATGGTATTTCAAAAGGAATTAAAAGAAAAACTTGCCTGGAAAGAAATTAAATGGTAATATAATAACTGGTGATACTAAGACACCAGCGACAACGCCCTTCCGTGTGCTCAAAACCCTCCCTAGGGAGGGTTTTGTTGTATGCACTCTTCCAAAAAAAGGAAGTCTTATAAATTAGATGATGTTTTCTTAGTGTCTAAATATAAAAAGAATAGATTTGTCACTGTAGGATAACACGATGCCTTTAAGTAGATTAGAAAATTTTCTTAAGAATGCCGAGGGTAATATTCTTTATGTAAACCCTTCTGACTTTGACGCTACTGACAGTATTGAGAATAGAGGTAACTCATTAACGAGACCATTTAAAACTATTCAAAGAGCAGTTCTTGAAGGCATCAAGATTTTCATACTTAGTTGGAAGAAATAACGATAAAATTGATACGACAACAATTCTGGTCTATCCGGGAGTTCACTATATTGATAATAGACCAGGACACTCGATTACAAACCAAGGTGGAAACGCACAATTTAAAAGATTTTTAAATGGATCTTGGACGACATCGGGTGCAACTTTGTCAGAATTCACGTTAAATTCTAATTTTGATATTTTTGATGAAGACAATGATTTACACAAATATAATTCTGTTTCTGGTGGAGTAATTTTACCTAGAGGCACTTCAATTGTTGGATTGGATCTTAGAAAGACTAAGATTCGCCCAATGTATGTACCAGACCCTTTAAATGATTCTGTTGGACGCACAGCTATTTTTAAGGTAACCGGTACTTGTTATTTTACTTCATTTACAATTTTTGACGCAGATTTACAAAAAAGCCTGTTATAAAGATTCTACTGGAAGAAAAGTTGTTCCCAATTTCTCTCACCACAAACTAACTGTATTTGAATATGCTGACTGTTAATGAAGTTAAGTTAGGATCTGAAGAAACAGGAGCTCACAGACCTGGAGATGTTTTATTATAAAGTTACATATGCTTATGGAGATACTTCTGGAAGAGGAATTCCAAATTATCCTGTAAACAATGTTTCAGACTTTGAACCATCTGTAGACGAATATCGAATCGTCGGAGATCTTCGTGCAGATCCTATTGGCGTTACGAGTGTACAGTACTGGCAATGGTGTTGTACCAACAACTACAATTACAGTAAATACACTAACTCCACATGGTTTATTTAAAGACACACCAGTTCTTGTTAGTGGAATCACAACAAGTATTGATGAATATAATGGATCATTCTTGGTGAGTGACGTAACAAGTGACACAGAATTTAAGTATATTGCTCCAGCAACTCCAGTTGCAAGCTTTACCGACTTCTGTACAAATTCTTAATGCTAGAATCATTGTAGAATCTGATAGCGTATCATCAGCTTCTCCATATGTATTCTCTTGTACTTTGAGATCCGTTTATGGTATGAATGGATTACATGCAGATGGATCCAAAGCAACAGGATTTAAGTCCATGTTGACTGCACAATTTACTGGAATTTCGTTGCAAAAAGACGACAATGCTTTCATTCTGTATGATACTGAGACGGGAGTATATAATGAAAACTTAACTGTTGATGATTCAGAGAAACCTTTGCACACCAATTCAAGGGCAATTTACAGCCTGGTTGGGAAAACATACACATGAAGTGTAGTAATAATTCTATTATTCAGTGTGTTTCTATTTTTGCGATTGGTTTTGCTAAACACTTCGTTGCCTGAGTCTGGCGGAGACCAGTCCATTACGAACTCCAATTCCAACTTTGGTGCTATTTCATTAGAAGCAGTTGGATTTAGACCAGAATCTTTTGATAGAGACGATGTTGGATATATTACTCATGTCATCCCTCCAAGAGAGTTGGTATTTAGAGAAACCAACGTAACTTGGCTACCTTTAGACGTAAATAAAATAATTTCTGCGGGCAATACTTCAAGATTATATATCTCTGGTTATGAAAGCCAAGACGTTCAACCACCCACACAAATTGATTCCTACAGAGTAGGTGCTAAAGAAAATGAAGAACTTTATCTATCTGTAATCATTGGTTCTCAACAAAATAATTTTAAAGCTTCAATTTTAATGCAAGTTCCGAGTGGAATTGGAACTTCATCAAAAAAAGTTTACACTGTTGGTAGAAATGCGGGAATTAACAGCATTGCTTCAAACATTCTAACTTTACAGTCAAATCACCAATTTTTTAATGGAGAGAAAGTAAGAGTCGTAAGTGATAATGGAAATCTCCCAGAAAATTTAGTATCAGATAAAGTTTATTACGTATCTACTGCAGGATTAGTTGTTAATCAAATTAGATTATCCTCAACTTTAAATGATGCTACAGACTGGAAACACTATTACTGGAATTTCAAATGGTGGCGGAAAAGTAGAAATAATTAGTTATGTCTCCGATAAACTTCCGGGAGAAGTTGGACATCCAATACAGTATGACACCGCAGTAAATCAGTGGTACATTCAAAGCACACCAGTTACTCTTTTCAATACAATTTATACAGGTATTGTGGGAATTGGTTCAACTGTATTGGGAAGTCAAACTGGATCAACTTTTATTACCAGAAGAATTGATAACAGAGGATTGGACGATAGAATTTATAAACTGCGTTATGTTATTCCAAAAGAATTTATCAATGCAAGACCACCAACAGATGGATTTGTTCTTCAAGAATCGAAAACAGTTGGAATTACGAGTGCATCTTATCTATCATCTCCACTAACCGAAGCAATTCAATTAAGAAATCCAAAAATAATTAAAACAATTGCATATTCAAGTGGAAGTGCTTTCGTTAAAACAGAACTTCCACACCATTTTGTCGTTGGTGACACGGTAAAAATATCAAATGTAGTAAGTTCAAATCAACCTGCAGAAACTTACAATGGATCATTTGAAGTCGTTTCAGTAGTAAATCCAAAAGAATTTTCTGTAACTGGATTTTCATCAGACTCCAGGAACATTTTTAAATCAGACCAATCAAAGATCCACTCAACAACAAGTGGAATCTTTACCAACGGTACAAAAAGAAAAATCAAGAGATAGTATCTACATCTATAGAAGTCAAGAAATCAAACCACTAATTCCTGGCGCTGGTGGGCAAGATGGAATCTATAACATTATTGTACTATCTGGAAGCATAAAACCAGATTCCAGTGTTGGATTTGGATTAAGCGAATACTAATTTTAATCAAGATGTCAGAAACTTATATCCACAAATTGATAGAGATAATTACGTCTCAGATCCATTCCGTCGTTAAGTTATGCCGAGTTATATCCAACAGGAATTGTCAAAACAAATGATAAAAGAAATTCTTTGACAAAGAAGCTTTAAATTATTTCTTTGATAATAATAGAGTTGGATATGCAATTACTGGCGCAGTAATTACTGGAAGTGGAAATACGACTATTACATTATTCACTCAGATTGATCATAATCTAAATTCTGTCAAGTCAATAACATTAACAAATCCTGCAGACTGGATATAATAACAGTGCTGGAGTAACAAGTACAATTTATGCTTCGGAATTAATTAATAATTCTATAAGTGGAAAAATGCTTCTGCAAAAGTAACCATTTCGGTTGGAAATACTATTTCTTCTGTAGAAATTGTTGATTTTGGCTCAGGCATATGGAGTAGGAAATACAATGACTATTTCCTCAGATCCTGCAGGCAGCTCCATCAACTTATGCTGTTGTCCAAGTTAACTCAATCAATAATAACGTCGGTGATCCATTGCAATTAAGTGGATTTCCAGAACCTCTTATGAATGGGACATTTAGAATTGTAGATGTTCCCTCATCTAAATCTATAGCTGTAGTGATGAGAGGATGGTCTTCCTTCATCAGTTTACGCAAGTAGAAATGATGAAAAACTTCCGATTGCTTACCTATCTGCAAAAGGAGTTGGTGTAAGTACTATTCGTTTGAATGCACAAGTAGGAATTGCAACGGTAGTTTGCGTTGATGGTCATGGACTTTTGCCAGGAAATTCTTTCAGATTAAGTGGAATTGGAAATACGTATTTTTCAAAAACATTCATTGTCAATGAGTCTTTAGGAATTACTTCATTCACCTTTTTCTCTGGAATTACAACTGTCAATCAAACTTGGAACTTAAGTCAAGTAACAATACAAAAGTCTACAATTTCTGCAAACGGGAGAGCATTAGGATCTGGAGAAGAAAATCTTGGTGGAAGAGGCAATTTCATATATGCTGGAATTACAACCACACTTTCTTCTGGAGTTACTTCTACAGACACATCAATAACTTTAACAAGTTCATCTGGATTTAGAAAGGGAGATTTTATCTCTATAAATTCAGAGATTCTTCGACTTAGCAAGTGATCCTGCAGGAAATGTATTTACTGTATTGAGGGGACAATTCTCTACTGTTGCGAGTGCAAATGATTCTAACTCGGTAGTAAGAAAAATTCGTGTTCTTCCTGTAGAGATTCGTAGACCGTCTATTCTCCGTGCTTCCGGTCACACTTTTGAATACATGGGATTACGGTCCGGGTAACTACTCAACGGGCCTACCACAAAAACAAGATAGAATTTTAAGTAATGATGAAATTCTAGTTTCTCAAGCAAGAGAACAAGATGGTGGTACTGTTGTTTACACTGGTATGAATGACCGTGGTGAATTTTACTCTGGTGCTACAAAAATTAATGGAGGGACAGGAGAAGAAGAAACAATCGAAGCTCCTGTCGTTTCATTCTTCGGAGACGATGTTTTAACTGGAATTGAAAAGAGAAATAGTGGCGTTTTTGATGATTTAGTTGTCAAGGAAAGAATTACTGTTGAGGGTGGAGAAAATAATAATCAAACATCACAATTCTATGGTTCGGTCAACTTCTCACAAAAAGTAACAAGCTCTGCAGACGATGGATTGGAAACGCGAGATTTATATATCAAAGGTCTTGCATCTCAACCAAAACTTCTAACAGTTGGAATTTCAACACCAACAGAAGCTAAGAAAACCGGTGATGTATCCTATTAGCGAACCCAGATCCAGCTGGTTATATCGGGCACGTTTATGCTGATGGTGATTGGCTGTTGGGGCATGATCTCTCAAGATAAAAATAGAGATTTCTTAAAATTAGATCAAATTGGAATTGGCGACAGTGTAGGAATTTATAACTTTACTGATGCGGTAGAAGTTAATGGTACAATAAAAGTTAGAAATCTTTATGTCGGTGGTGCTGTTACTTTTGCTGGTGCTCATGGCAATTGGTAATGCGGCTTTTGATACGATTGATCTGAATAATACGATTCGATTCCTTGGAGTAGGAACAAACTATACAATTAGAACCACAAATGCAAATACTATTGCACAATTCCAAAATTTAGAAGTTACTGGAACTGCTGCAACATTTACAAATGCTGCTGTAAGATTTGAAAATTCTTTTAATTCTGTATTTTCTGGAGTTTCTACAGTTGCTGGAACTTTAGTCGTTAACAACTTAATTTCCAATACTGGAGTAGGAACATTTGCAAATTTAATCGTCAATAATTTAAATGCAGGCAATCTCTCAATAGGAACTGAAGCTATATATTACTTCAGGTATTATTACTGCAATTCGTACCAGATATATTGGGGGTCTGAGGTAACGCAGGAGTGGGACAAACCATTGGTCAAATAATGCTCAACGTTGGTATTATTACATCTCTAACAGGTACAGCTTGTACTATTACGACAATTAATGGAACCAATGCTTTCATTACAGGACTCCAAGTGAACACTGCTTCTCTACTCCTCTTGCTGCAGTTAACACTGGTATTATTACTAATTTTAGAAGTGAAAATGCAGGTATTGTAAGTGCGTATGCAAATACTGGAATTATAACAACTCTTATTATTCCAAGAAATGGATATGAAGGTATCTTGGTAGATGGTTCGGCTGCTTCTCCAGTAGCTTATGTAAATACTGGAATTATTACTAACATTACCGCAAGTAACTCTTCGTGGAACTTCTGCTGCTGATCCACTTACTGCATTCATTAACGTTGGTGTTGTTACTTCCATCACAGGTAACGGGAGCTGCATACGCAAACGTCAAGTAACCAGCGAGACTATTAGTCAATGGTACTGGAACGGGTGAAGGCATTTATGCAAATATTGGTATTATTAGTGCCTTTTGGTCCGGTAACTCTACTCCATTCATGCTGGTAGTATGAACATTAATTGTGGAACTTCTGGAGATGTTTCCGCAAGAAGATACACTTCAACCGTTGCTACTGGACAGCTTCATTAGTCTGTAAGTTCAACAACTGTTGTCACTAATTTAAATGCGGATCTATTGGATGGAAGAAATAGCACTGGGTTTTCAACGGTTCGGTTGATGTTTGGCAACAAACTGATGATCCCGAAAATAGATTCTACTTTACGAATAATGGTAAAACAATTCTTGGATCCCGAAATGGTTATGAATATCAGATCAAGTTCACAAATACAATTATTTTCTCAATCGACAATAGTGGATCTGTCACTGCTGCAGGAGAAATTACTGCAAGTTCTGATGAAAGAATCAAAACTAACATTAAAACCATTGAAAACGGATTGAATAAAATTCTTCAACTTCGTGGTGTTGAATATGATCGAATTGACATTCAAAAACATCAAATTGGTGTCATCGCACAAGAGGTAGAAAAAGTTTTACCAGATCTTGTTCTTACTGATGAACGAGGAATGAAATCTGTTGCTTATGGAAATTTGGTTGCAGTTCTAATTGAATCCATTAAAGAACTGAAAGGTGAAGTTTCTGAACTTCGTTCAGAATTAAATGAATTGAAGGGTACTAAATAATCCTGTCAGAGTTAATTAACACTTGAAATTTATGACTGAAAAATCGCAACAGAATGGCTGAACAACTTACTGAGAAAGCAAATTCACTCAGAGACGAATTAATTGAACTTGAAAGACAGTTCAATATTAAAAAAGAAGAATTTTTTAAAGTGCAAGGCAAGCTATAGAAGCGAAATCCAGCATCACTGAAGCTAGAGGATTGAAACTCCACAGAGTTATTATAAAAAAATAAAGGGGCTTTGTCAATCTTGACAATTCCCCTTTTTTAATGTATAGATAAATTATTATTTGGTTTTAATTATGTCTGATCAAACTCCAGATTTTATAGATCCCAGACAATATCCAGATTTTTGGGAACAGATGAATAATTTTAAAGAATTTGCAAAATCTGTGGGGCAGGATTCTGTTGGAGGAAATGGAATTTTCGTTTCAGAACAAAAAGTCACTGATCGAGAAAAAATTTGTAACACTTGTGCTCAATTTAATAGAGATAGTAAAAGATGTTACTTGTGTGGTTGTTATATGAAAGTTAAATGGAAATTTAAAGCAGCGTCAGTGCCCTATAAACATGTGGTAGCCCTTGACAAGAACCTAAATACATGTTATGGTAGAGTCAAATACATCAAATCCATGAAGAAATTTCTTCTGCATTCCATTGATTGCATCTCTGTTTTCAATGCCAGTTCAGCACCAACAAGTTAATGAGTATTTGACTTGTAAAAAATACAAAGAAACATATACTCCAGGATTCTATGATAACTATGGTAGATATATTCAGGGGAGTGTGGTGACCCAAGAATATAGGCTAATTCCAAACGGGTGTTGCCGGACCCTGCAAGTCCTGTATCTTATCAACAGACGCAATATCAACAACCTTATGTTGCCAAGATCATATTACACTGGGTACTATAATGGCGGAGGTTATTGTAATCCTACTCGTCCTACTTTAGGTGCCTTGTTGGGTGGTGGCGTCACGGGCATGAGTCAAGGAAACGGATATTATTGGTCTGTTCCTGTGGGTGCAGCAATCGGGGGTGCATTGTTCGGTTGTAATCGGTACTAATCATGAATCTCATTAACTTCAGACACAGATACGACTTTGGACATGAGTACTATGTCCAGATTCTAAACACTGGCAAACACTTTCCAAAATTCTTGAAAAATAAATCTGTTTTCCAATTCTCTGTGAGCTGGAATGATTATAAATCTTGGCCCTATATTCAGATCACTTCAGGTAGTGGAACTGCCCTAGGTGTTTTGTTCTGGGTGTACAAGTTTGGTGCTGACTTTGATCTCTTTTCTAGAACTTGGAGTTGGGATCATTTGAGTGATGATGAACTAGACAGAGGTAGAGATGGCGAAGAAACTGAACTGGTTTGAGTATTATTTTGGACATTGCTTTCCAGACTGGTTGGAGAGAAATCTGGAACAACTTCAAGATGTGGAGAGATCTTCATCAGTGGAAACTATGAGAACTATGCTCTACTCAGTAGATGATGATCCATATCAAGAATGTTATGAATTGGTTTTGGACTGTCGTATTAACATGGATGAAACTTATCCTAAGGAGTTTTTGATTACCTGCATCAACTCGTAGAAGATATTGATACTGGTAAAGAGAAGGTCATATCCTGATGGAAGAAGTGATGGAAAGATTAAGAGATGAATTAAAAGAATGGGGAGAGGAAGACGAGGACACTTGATAGGCTGTTCATCTCTCGTCACTCCTAGTTCTGTTCGTGTATTATGGCTTCAAAAGAGGAAACCCATGAAACCCAAACTTTATCACATACTTGACATTGCAGTGGAAGAAGGTATCAAACGAGGACTGGTATCGTGCTCACAAACATGTAGAGAATCCCTACTGAGGATAGTATCAAGGATGCCATTGAGGATGCAGTGATGTCCGCAATTCACGAATACTTTACATTTGATGAGGGAGACTGTTACTCATGACCTACGACGAACTCTACGACCACATCGTAAACTATGTTGCGATTTGCCGCATACTGACTATCACCGTGAGTGCGATCAAACGGCGAGACTTATGTCTCACTTCTTGGTGCATTTGTTGAGTTTATCCTTGACTGTCCTTGCAGTAATGATATTCTCGACCATCGCACACTTGATTTGACTGGTTATGCCTGAGAGGTAAAGCGAATGATCTAGTCCCTCAGCTCGAGGAAGTCGAATGAGCTACCTATCCCTTGTTGATGGACTTTTAGAATACATGAAGCACTTCTGAAAGTCACTTTACTCACTATCAGTCAATGTATGCCGAAGAACACCGTGATGCTGATGTTCAGTATCCTACTCTGACTGATGGAGAGTATGATGAAATGTTCCCTTATGATCGAGGAAGAAGAATGACTTACGACGAACTACTATGAGACATCCTTCATTATGTTGCTCTGCCACATACTACCATCACCGTAAGTGATAAACGCCAAAGCTGCTCATTCTTGGTGCATTCGTGGAGTTTATCCTCGATCGTGCTGATAGATCGATACTTGATCCTCGCACACTTCATCTGACTGATTACGCTGAGGGTAAAGTAAACGATTTAGTTGCTGAAATTCGATGCTGAATTGGAGAAAGATAATAATTATACCTTAACTGACTGATCTTTAAGGTGGAGAGGAGAAATCTCCTTTATGATGTAAATACTAATGCAGTCAGTTTAAGAGTAGTTATGTATTCTCCAAGAATATACTCCTATAAGATTACTGTTTGAAGAGGTTTCTTATTACTATTATGGGGTTCATAAGGAAAAAAAATATGGTGAAGAATATTGGGGTTTTTCAAAGACAAACAAATGGTGTTGGGAACTTTATACTCCAAAGAAACAAATACTTCAAGTATTTGAGTATAATGATGGAGGTTGGTTAGATGCACTTGAAATTGAAAATAGATTAATAAAACCATTTTATAATGACGATAAATGGTGTCTTAATGAAAGATGTAATGGGTTAGTATCTTTAAAAGTGAAAAGAGAAGTTGGAAAGAAAATGGGAGAAATTTGTTATAAAAATAAAATTGGTATATTTTCAATCAGTAAAGAAGAGAGAATTTTAATAGGTAAAAAGACAGCAAAAATACATAAGGAAAATGGAACAGGATTTCATAATATACCATTAGAAAAAAGAATTGAAAATATTAAAAAGGTCATAAAACTCAAAAAAATCTTGGTATTGGATTATATGGAATAAGTATTGAAAAGAGAAAAGAAAACGCAAATAAAACCAACTCTCAAAAGTGGATGTGTCTTGAAACTGGATTTATTACAAGTCCAGGTGCTCTAAGTAGATATCAAAAAGCAAGAGGTATTGATACTTCTCAAAGAGTTAGAGTATCATAAAGACACTTTCCAAACTGGCACAATGGCACTTGAAACCTAGTGCTTTTTGTCGTATAATGACTTTATATACAACAAATTTACACTATGAGATTTAGAAACATAGAATTTAGATGGAGCAAATGCAACAACAAATATGAACTCGTCAAGTGGTATCCACAAACTCACGGTGAGCACTGTTGTGTAGTTGCTTTCTTTGATAAAGACAAAGAGGGTTATGATATGAGAACCATTGGGGATAGGTTCTTTGAGGATAAAGATGCGTGGATTGTTGGTAAGTATGCTCTGGGATTTCTAAATGCCAGATCTTTGATATTGAGAAACAGGAAGAGGAACTGAATGAATAAGGATGCATACTACTACTTGGATTGAAAGTCAGGACACATACCCAGAACACTCTCATAAGTGGATAGTGGGACTTTATAACAAATATGAAGGAGTAGAAGCATTTCACCGATACTTTGGAACTTTTGAAACCAAACAACAAGCAAAAGAGTTCGCAGCAGATTACAAAGAAAAATACACAAAACCAGGATTTCATTTCAAGTGTAAGAGTTTTCCCTTTATGTGAGGTTCTATGAGAGTTTATGATTACCGAATTGAAGAACGATATGATTTTGATGAGATGATGTACGTTATTATGTTGTTCAAAAATATAATGTTGCTCAAGAAGAATATGTTCTTATCTCACCTAAAAGGTTTCTACGGACTTGCATAGGCAGGAAAGAGCAGTTAGATTGGTTGAGGAGATACCAAGAACCAATTTATCATTATGTAGAATGACTAAACTCTACAATCGTCCTATGAACTTCTTTGAGAAACTTCATTCAGGTTGGTGGTGGATTGGGCAAATCTTTGAGGAATGGTGCTATATGTATGAGGAACTGAAGACGGAGATTTCTTTGCAGTATCTCCAAAGTGATTATGTTGCTTACGAACAGGAGATGTATTATGACTGATATGAAAGAAAAAGCTAAGAAAAGTATTTTCTCATTATTATTATGACCCAGAGCACGACCCTGAACTTACATCTTGCTGCTACTCTCTCGTGAGGTGATTAATGTTCTTCAAGTGTCTCCTGGTGTGATTATGTGTTATGATTTATTGAAACTATGTGAAGAGATTGAGAACCTTGAATGACACTTGAAGAACTGGCACAGGAGAACTCACACAGCCCTCTGGATGCCTTATAATACTCTCATATAGAATAGGCAAATGATTTACTTTATTAGTGGGCATTTATCACTTACACAAGATGAGTTTGATACTCATTATAAATCTCAATTGATGACGCACTTTCGCATAATCACTCTTTTGTAGTTGGTGATGCGAGAGGTGCTATAAGCCCTTGCACAGAATTATTTGTTTAGTAAAACCGATAGAGTAGTTGTCTATCATATGTTTGAAACTCCAAGATATAATGCTGGGTTTCCTACCGAAGGTGGATTTCAAAGTGATGAAGAAAGAGATATTGCTATGACTGATAATAGTGATAGTGATATTGCTTGGGTAAGAAAAGGTAGGGAAAAATCTGGAACTCAAAAAAACCTTGATAGGAGAAGTGATTTGAAATATCGTCTTTTGTATCTTGGTGGTGATAGGTGAAACCACTTGAAGAACTGTCACAGGGACACTCCACAGGTGCCCTTTGGATGCCTTATAATACTCTCATACACCCAGAAACCTGATGATTGACCTTTCACGACTGACCGAAGAACAACTCAACGAACTTGAACTTCAAATTCAAAAACATAAGGAACAACAGAAGGTAAATGATGCTCTGGAAAATCTAAAAGGTTATAAAGTAACTTTTTATGTGAGGTTTGACCCAGAAAGGCATAAGGATGATGATATGCTTACAGATGATGGAGAACTTGATGCAGGGAATTTTTGCTGATTATCTGTGCGATAATGTTGCCTCAAAACTTGTTCACGAATTTGATTTTGGTGATTATGAAGATGTGAGTTATCCGATTGTTGAGGTAGCAACAGAAGAAGAAATCAAACACCGATTTTGAGGAAATTGAAATGACTACCAGAAGCACGAAAAATTAAGAGAAGAAGAAGTGCAACGGTACAGTGGACTTTAGACAACACTCCTAACGACCAAGTAATGTGAGGTTCCTATCTATGGTTGCCACTCTTCGTTCTACTAAATGATCATCAATACTATCAGTGTTGTGAAGAGAACAGGTGTAGAAGACATGGTAGTTGATGCTCGGTTGATTTATGAACTATGTGATGGAATTGGACGAAACTCAACAACGATTTTAGATGAAGAAGTCCTCGAAAACTCGTAAAAGAACATTTTGAAGAAGATTCGGGACGAGAATGATGGTCGGGAGTATTCTGGAAACTTTTGAGGCCTTTGTGAAGTTTGCCAAGAAAATCTATCAAATGGGTTATGATGATGGTTGCTACGAAACATCCTATTCCACTGGATACACTGGACTTTTTGGAGAACCACAATGACTGACCAGGTACACAAGTGCAATCATAGATGCTGCCTATGAAGATTTTTTTAGCAAGATGTAACTGAACGAAGTACATCAAAAA